CTTGTGATTGGGCGCGTCGGCAAATGCGGCATCAGTCGGTCTTGTGCCAAGGGCAAATTGCTGTTGCTGGAAATCGCTTATTCCAGTGGTCGCTGTGTCCGGGCCATAACTCAAGGTATCCGGCCATAGCTTTTCAGCACAAACGCCCAAGGTCTGCGCGGAATTGTTGAAATTTTCAAACAACTGCGACAACTGAACCACTGGCTGGCCTGCCAAGATTCCACACATCTCCATCGCGTAGAGCCTTGAGCACTGAAAGCAAAGACCCCCGACCTGCTCGCGCGGAGGAAGCACCGCCAGATAGCGCGGCGTCGGATCGAAAGTTGCTGGCAGGCTCATCGGTCAATCCTGAAATGCGGGCCACTATGCCCAGCGTCGAGCAGACACTGGCCATCTGGACAACGAAACGGATCGACCACCGGCAAGGACTGGAATCGCCCCTGCAGGTAGCCGATCCAATAAAGCAAGTGGCCGATCATTTCCCGCTCTTGCCTTTGTGCTTCGACAGCGCGCCATCGAATACGCCCTTTACCCACTGATATTGATTGGCGTCGATGTTGGGCGTGCGCATGGTCGATCCTCCACCATCAGCGCCGTCGTTGGTGATAACCATTTCATACTTCAGCGTACCGCTCACACCAGGCGCTCCCGGCGCTTTCATGCGCTGGCGAGACGAATCATTCATCTTCTTGGCGACGCCGAGGACGATGTCCTGCAGATCGCAGAGAGCATTGCGGTCGATCCCGGTAAAGGTCTTGGTTCCCGGCGTCGGATCGCTGTCGTGCGAGTAGGTTATGGTTGCATCGAACATGATTTCTCCTTTGATTACTTCTTGGGCGCTGCTGGAGCCTGAGCCGGTGCCGCAATCGCCGCCTGATAGACGACCATCGCCGCCAGGTCACACGCTATGCGCTGATCGGTTACAGGTGGAGGGTAAGCCGCCGCACAGGCTTGGATCGCGGCGAAATAGTCGGACTTCGGGCTGGCGTAGGCTGAGAGCGAGAACAGCGCGAGCAGTACGAGAACATATTTCATTTCTTTCCTTTCGTGGTTTGAAAAAGCGCGAGACCGAAGCCCCGCGTGAAGCTCAGGGCAAGGAGGAGGATGCCCCGAGGTATTCATTTCCCGATGACGTAAATGCGACCAGCCTTGCTGGTTGCAGACTTCGCATTCGGATTGTCCGAGTGCCGCGATACCTCCTCCATGAAAGCGTTGCGGTTCCACCATGTTCCGTGCTGGTCCAAGTGGCTCCCGTCATGTCCAGCCCGCAGCAGGCATTTCATGACGTGCAGCCCCCTTCCGGTGTGGTCCTTGACATCGAAGGTGGCGCGGCACTTGCGTTTTGGTATGAGACTGAAGCCCATTCAATGCCTTTGTGCATAGTATAGGTCATTCCGTGACCATCGGCAGGGTGGTAGTTCCAACCAGCGTTCTATTACCCGAGGTGGTGATTGCCGCCCTGATCTCGTAGACGCAGCCAGAGACACCGTTCCTGATCGACTGCCTGACTGTTAGTCCTGAGATATTGGCGGCGCCGTTCAAGATCGCGCTCGGCGTGGGATCAGCACCGTTCAAGAGGCTCACGGTAACGGTTGCCGAGGAGATGGTTTCAAGGCCGAGCTCCTGCGTGAAGTCAAGCGTGGCAATGATGACTTCGGATGGGTCTTTGGGTCCGATCGACATGGTATTTCCTAGAGGTAGCACTGCGATCCAGCGACGCGGAGCAATGATTTCGGTCCAGCGGCGCGGTGGAATGAGTTGGTAGAACTCCAGATCCAGCGAATAGGTTATTGGGCCACCGACTGACAGTGTCGGTATCTGCCCTGACTTGGTGATCTGCGCTCGGGCCGGCGTATAGCTGAACGCGCGTTTGAGTGTCGGGACTTGCCCGGTCAGCACCTTGCTTGCTAAACCCGGCGCACCTTTCCAACCGACGAAAAGGCTTGGTATCTGGCCGGTCTTGACGATGCTGGCGACACCGGGCGCGAAATTGAATGCACGTACCAGTATTGGAACCTGCCCGGTCTTGAGCAAGTTTGTGGGGCTCGGATTGCCGCTGAATCCACCGCTTACGGTCAGGCTTGGAACCTGCCCGGTCTTGATCAGGCTCGCTAGGGTTGGCGTGTAATTGAACGCAACCTTGAGCGTCGGCACCTGGCCGGTCTTGAGGAGGCTTGATACTCCTGGTGCTCCTGTGAACCCCTTTGAAAGATTTGGCACCTGCCCCGTCTTAACAAGGCTGGATACTGCAGGCGTGAAATAGAATGGTGTGCCAGGAGGAAGAACGGTCTGGCGCGTTCGCTGATTGCTGACCAGTCGACGCTTGGTAATGAGCGTGCTGACCGGCCGCAACGGAAAGCGAACAACGATAAAGCCGGAGATCCTCAGGATCGGGACTTGGCCTGTCTTGATGATGTGGGCCAGCCCCGGCGTATAGAGGCCGGGAACGGTGATGCCGCCATGCGGCCTAGCGAGATTGGCGTGCCCGAAGAGCCGCGGCTGCAGAGCCCGGCGGGCATTGCCCGCGCCTTTAACAACCAGCGGTCTTACCGGAGGTTTGCTTGTTGCGTACCCGTGCGGTCCACCGAGTTGTGCTCGGACGAGGTGTCGTCGAGTTCCGGCAGCCATTTAGAGGTTCGCACGGTTGCGCGCTTGTAGCCCAATGATCTGAATTGCCTTGGCGTGTGGCGCTCCTCCAGCTTGCGGCGGCTGCAGCGCCACTAGCATCGTCGTGTAGTGATCCGTTGTCCCCGTCGTTGATCCTTGGCTGAACGTCGCATGCGCCGAGCCGGCGCTTGCCAATATCCGATACGACAGCCGGCTACAGTCAAATAGGTTCGGGCTTGTAATGCCGTTGATGGCACCAGAGAAGCTGGTTCCGTCTGCAGGAACATTGCTCCCGCTACCCTGCGTGTCGTGATCCTGACAGAAGGCGACCAGCATGCAATTAGCAACGGAAGTCGACGCGCTCCCTGCCGATGTTATTGCGTCAGTGCCGGCCCCGGGCGAGGTCTGGCTAGCCGCTTCGTGAGCATTGACGATGCTCGCAGTGGTATCGGCTCCACTCCACTCACTGAGCGTCAATCGCGGATAGACGCCGTTGGATCCTGTGTAACTGACGGTCACCGTTTGTGGCGCATTGGTGATGTTCCTGGCGACATAGCTACGAAGTTCGTTGGCATTGGCCGCTCCACCAAGAATCGTATCGACCGGCGCGTAAGTGTTGCTCTTGTCGTCAGTGAGTCCGCTGATAGTGCCGGTCGCACCGTGCTTGAGGAAGACAACAACACTGTTCCCGCTCGCGACTGTGCCAGTAAACGTGACCGCCAGCGACGATTGCGAGGATCCATCGAAAAAGCCGAATTTCTGCTGGACAGGGGCGATAGCCATTTAGACCACCATCGTTGCACGTACCGACTTCTGCGCTACCTGCATCGGCGGATATACAAAAGCGGCGCTCGCCGCACTCTCGGTCGTCGCGTTCATCGCCGTCGCCGTGTAGGAATGGGAAGTTCCCCGCCAATTCGCTGAATCGTCGTAGTAGCAATAAATCGGATTGGCGATCTGCACCCCGTCGCGGTAGAGCTTGGTCGATAGGTAAGCATTGGTACAGCCGCTCGGATCCCAGATCAGCCGATTATTGATCACCCGGATATTCTTTGGCGGGAGCAGAGTTGCACTCGTGCTTGAGCCGGCAATGAAGGGCAGGACCATGTTGCTTCTCGGTGCCCAATTTGGATCAAAGGCACCGTACTGTTGACTTGCGATCTGCTGGTCCTGCACTGCCCACGAGAGCCAGCCGCGAATCTTTGCATCGGCCATATTGCCCAGCGTTGCAAGACCGATACACCAGTTCGTTACCTGAGTGCTGGTGTAGGCACTGAAATCCGCTCCACCTTCGCCGAACAGTATTTCTTTCGTTGGATGCGTCGTCCGCGGATTGTTGGTGACATCGGTGGTCGTCGGTTGCGCGCTGATCTCATAAGTCTGCGGATAGACGTGGTAATCCAGGCAATCACAAGACGCGATGATGGTTGAAATCCATGCGTCATCTTTTAGCCCAAGCGTGCTGCTAAAAGTACAGGGGATAATGGACGGAACGCTTGACTTGACCAGCGAGTAAATATTGTTGCAGCGAGCCGCCGTCATGTTGGCATTGGCTTCCTGAATAATATCGAGCTCGATGATGTTAGCTCGATAATCAGGTGCGCCCGATACTCCGGTAACGCAGCCGACATTGCTGATGACGATGTTGGAAATCTGGGCATCAGTCATCGCCACAGTACCGTTATCAGTGCCTCCTGTATCGTAAGTCGCGCAGCCGGTAAGCAGGACCGATAGGCCGTTAGCGACGCAATAGGCGACAAGCTGCTGCGTGCGGGTGTTGTACGTCGCTTGGGTGATCAGTCCGTTCTGCACCATCGCTACATCACCGATGAGGCGAATGCAGTTTGCCCCCAAGCTCATCGCGTAGTCGATCTGCCGCCGAATCCAGCCAACCCAGTCCCACTCAATCCAATACGCGGACTCAAGCGGCGACCCGGGCTTGCTGGTCAGGTTCCAACCACGAACCTTGCCGGCGAAATTGACTGCTACATCAGCCATCAGTGGGTTGCCTTTGTAGTCCTGCGGTACTCTTTGTTTTCAACCCGCTTTATCCAGTTGCAATTCGCGCACAAAAGTTGCATTACTAAGCGCGCTGTCTCTTGGTTTTTCTTTACATAGTTATATCGTTTCTGCAGTGACCATCCAACATCCTGTCGATACTTATGGCCGTCCCCGTTGATGTGGTCAATTTGCAGCACTCTTGGATCATCAATCCCGCAATGAACACATTTGCCGCCAAAGAAATCTAAAATCCATTGGCGAATGCGCTCGTTGTACGATTGGTGTGTTTGTTGTTTCCGCTCGGGATTGAGACGAGTCCATTTCTCATTCCCTGCTCGACTGATCTCTCTGGCTCGGTCTCGGTTATCAGCCCGCCAAGACCTCATGTAAGTTGCCTTTTTTTCCTTATTAATCATTATGTTATCACTCGTCCCATTCCAAATTCGCGTCAGCATTGATCGCTGCACCCGCTCCGCGGTTGGCACGAATGCTGTACCCCTTGGCGGTCGATGCGGCGCCCTGCACTGTCGGCTCACGGCCAAGCGGGTACTGAATGACTAGGCCAGAAGATGGCGGCACGTTGTACGTTTTGAGAATGGTGACTGTGCCCTCTGACGCCGGCAACTTCTTCGCCGTGAAGGCGGAACCTCCGGCTATTGTTCCGTCTTGTTGTAATGACGGAGTTACGGACGTACCGGCTGCCGAGGTCGCAGTAACCATGCAAAGCTGGACTAGTACTGGAGGATCAGTCGCCGAAACACCCGAGAATGTGATTGACATTTCGGTGATGATCGCTTTCCGATTAACTGGCGGATTGACTTCGAGAATCGTTGCCATTGAGGCGGGAACTGCCGCCGCTTCTGCTGTTGCTGCAAAGAGTGCCATTTGAAAGCTCCTTTTATGGGCTGTGGGTAATTGCGATCAAACCCGATCCGCCCGGTAGAATCGTGATCGTATTCGGTGCGGCGGTAAGCGGAACATCGGCCGGTGTCGCATCGCCAAGTACAAAACCAACTAACGGCTTGGCATGACCGTTGATGGTCGCGTTGACGTAAATAATCGCCCACCGCCATGCGGGAATGCCAGAGCTCGACGCGGTCCAGCTCGGACTCGGACCCGTGAAATTGAAGGTCGTGGTCCCAACGCTGCGCGTAATCGTTACTCCGGTCAGCGTGACTCCGCCAAGCGTGTACCCGTTGCCGGTAGTGAGTTCGTTGGTCAGATCGCCATAGAGCGATTGCGCCGCCGAGGTAATGGTCTGCGTTACCGTGACCAGCACCATGTTGAAGGTATTGGCGGCTTTCAAAATATCTGTTCCGTCCGCTTCCCACAGGGTCACGGTATCGAACAGGGTGAAGGTTCCCATTGCCATGATTTATTCCTTTAGTAAGCCCACTCTGTTGCAAAGCCCATCTTCTGCAGCGCTGGGATGTCCTGTTTCAAGCGCTTCCCGATGTCGGTGCGGTATTGCGGATTGTTCGGAATCTCGACGCTGTCGGCCGCGGCATAGGCTTGCCGTGCAGCTTCCGAGACGGTATCGCCAAGCCCTGTTGCGACTACCAGATATTCGCCAGCCGACACCATGCAGCGCTGATCGACCCCGTTGTCATCAGGAGCCATGCCTGACACCAGCTCGCACGGCGCAAGGTAAGGACGGTATTCGTTTTCATCATCGAGCCCCCAGACCGGAATGCCATTGGACGCCTTGGGTTCTGGATTTTTGTTCGGCCATGGAGGAATGCTCATGACGATGCCCACCGCAATGTCTGGCATTGGTTCAAAGGTATCGTCACCATCGACCAGATGAGCCAGCCACTCGCACGGATCGGGATGCAGGGTCTGCACGATATTGAATGACGGCCAGCCCAGGCGACAGGTGAACTCCATTGGCCGCGGGCTTCCGTCCTCGTCGATGATTACCGATACGTCTACTGAGCCGGTGTGTCCCATCTTGATCAGGTCACCCTCAAGCGGTAACAGGACTTCCTGAGCCAGTTGTGATTCGCTCATTTTCATGTAGCGGATCGCCGACCCAGTCTCGCCCGTATTGGGTCCAACATCGTCATTCATGAACGTCTTGTGTTCCCAGCATTCCTCGACATACTTTAGGAACCCGTTTTTGCCGAGCCAGCCGTTGACAGAAAACTCAACGCCCTCGACCTTCTCCTGCATCATGAAAGTGCCATGCGTCTTTCCGTCAGATCCAACGCGGCGCAGCTTGAACACCATGTCCTTGACCGACTTCCCGACATAGGAAAGCGCCTTGTCCTTATCCCCATTGGGCTTGCTCACAAAGGGCCGTTTCTCCGCAAGAACGTACTTTTCCGCCTTCTTGTAGTCGGAAAACATTTGGTAGGGGATGACGTCGATTCCGCACTTCTGCATGAGCTTCTGGCCCGCTCCGCGATCAAGCTCAAGTTGTGCTGACTCATACGAAGGAGAAAGCACGGGGTATCCTTTTTTGCGGTAGACATCGAGCTCCTTCAGCCACTTCACGTTGTCGGTAGTGATGATCAGGTCGGCCCAGTTCACATGCGCTTGCCACTTCTCTCCCGCGATCTTCTCGATCAGACCGTCTCCGATCTTTCGCGGCTGCTTGGTATCCTTGTCGATCGCCATGCAGGTCATGACTCTATGCCCTCGTGCATAGCAACGAAGCGCAAAATCCAGCGCGGAGCCGGTTTGATCGAGCACCAAGATATTTATGGTCGCCCCTCACTTGCCCTCCGGCGATTCTGCCTGCTCTCGGGATCTTCGCTTTCCTGTATCGCCTTCTCGGCACCGTAGATCATGCCGCGGAACACGTAGGCTTTGACATAGCCTTTGTCGATCAGCCGATCGACAAGTGACTGTCCGCTGTTGGTGCGAATGTCACCGAACACTTTCCGTGCCGTGGTGAGCGATAGCGGCTGGGATGAAGGAGTTGCCGACAGCTCGAGGATCGCGGTTGCCGTCTCCGGGTCATAGAGCGCACGTCGTTTCGCCTGCTCGACCGCGTTCTGCACCTTGGCATTCACAAACCGTGACATGCCGAGCAGCGCAGTGTAATTCGCTCCGGTACGTCCGGTTGAAACCGCACGCAGATCGTTGACCCAGCTTTGCATACCAGCACCTGTAGCGCTCTTGACCGGCGAATCGGTGAGGATGGACCCCGCCTGCAGATATTTCGGATCGGTCGCTGCCTGGCGAATAGTGAAGCGAGAGATGGCTTCCAGCGTATCAAGATGACGCTTGCCTTCCCTCTCGCCAAAAGCACGCGAGAATAGTGTCTCCATGGGCGACGGCGTCTCGCTGGTGCGCTTCCCCGCCTGCACGATCTTGAGGATCGCTTCCGGGTCGTAATCGCCGTTCTTGAACGGATTGGCCTGCTGAAAAACCTCCTTGACCAGTTCCTTCGCCGCGCCGCCCTTGGTCGCTGCCAGTAATTGTTCCATCTTCAGCGGATCAGAGAGCGCTGCCTGGAACATGGCCTTGGCTTGAATTGGCCCGACTGCTTTGGTCACGTCGGAGCCCATGATGTCGCGGTAGCGCTGCAACTCCATCTTCTTCTCATTTTGCAACGTCAGCATCTTGGCCGCTTGGGCATCGATCTTATCGGCCACTTCCGGTAGCCGGTCTAGTCCGTTGGCGTACTTGGTCTTGAACTCGTTCAGATTCGCCTCGAACATGCGCTCGCTGAACGGACGGTCCAAAACTGTCTTGCGGAACCTGTCTTGCAAGGCCACATTGAGTAACTGTTTCGCTTGCGGATCCTTGCCAAAGGTTGTATCGAAGTCGCGCATCGCCGTCTCGCTCGACAGCACTTCATCCATGATCTTTTCCGACTTCAGCGCCTCGCGACCCTCGTAAACACCGCCGCGCTCCTTGCCCATGGCCTTGCCAAGCCCCTCTTGGAAGCGGGGGGCATGTTCCTTCGCCCAATAACGTCGCGCCTCGCCATAGGCCGCTAAAGTCTCCGGTGACATCTTTGTGCTGTTGATGGTCTCCTGTACTTGAGCCTCGAGCTCCTTGGCGCGGTTGAAGGAGACATAGTTCTCGCTCGACTTGGCGTTGCTTGCCGCCTCTCCCAACGCTCGCGACAGGTCATTGGCTTCTTTCAGCGTCAGCGGCTTGCCGGCACTGTCCGCTTCCGCCTTGGCGCCCGCGCGCTCCGCGGCGAGCTCGTCGGGCAGGAGCAGAGACGCTTCGCCACCCTGCTTGACCTCGGTGGCCTTGAGCAAGTCCTTGACCACCGGAGGCACCTTGCTCGGATCGACCTTGCTGTAGAAGTTCTGCAGGATTTCGGTTGCCTGCTCACGCACCGCACCAACCTTGATCTGCACGCCCTCTGTATCGGCCATCTGCTCGGCCTGCAGATACTTGCCGGAGGCGATCTGGTAGGACTCGCCGGCCATCTTGTCGCGAAGAGCCCGGGCCTTGTCGCCGACCTCATGCTCCTCGCGGACGTTGAGCCGCGGGAACGCTTCCTTGACCTGTCCGGTCTCGGCGGTCAGGGCATCAACCTTCTTCTGAGTGAAGGCTTGGAACGCCTTCGCAGACGCTTCGATGCCCTTCTCGTCGGCGGGCAATTTGGCACCCTGCACCAGCCGGTCGTACGCACCCTTGATCGACAGCTTCATCCCGGTCACGCGCTCGGCCATGGTTGCCGCTTCTTTTGCCGAATCCGGCCGTGCTCTGGCAGTCGTTTCTGTCAGCGATGGGACCAAGGTACGTTCACCCAAGCCCCAGTCCTTCGTTTCCAGCCCGGTCACTTTCGCATCCTCGACGAACGCCTTAGCGTTGTCGGAAGCTCGGTAGTCCTGACGAATGAGACCGGCGACTTGCCGATTGGTGAATTCCTGAATCAGACCGTTCGTTTTGGCCCGCAAGGCTCCAAATTCGTCGGCAAAGATCGGCCACAGGCTTCGTTCGTCGCCAGCCGCTTGCCGCGCTCGAGCCGATTGAAGCGCTGCCGGGATGGACTTCACTCCGGAGCCCACCTGCCCGACAACCTCGCCCATTGCCCGCACGCGCCCCACGTTAGCCTGCGCACCGACCCCACCACCAAGCACTGTCCCCGTTCCTTCTCCGGTGGCGCGATATTTCTCACCACCGAAATAACTGAATAGACCGCCCATCATCGAACCCGCGATGTCGGCACCTTCGCCCATGCCCACCGCGGCAATGATGTTTCTGGCGAGACCACCGCCCATGGGCATCGTGAGCATGCCGCCAGCACCTTCTGCTGCTCCACCCAGCACCTTGCCGACAAAGGTTTGCGGATTCTTGGCCCGCTCATTGATGGCCTTGGCATCATCTTCAAAAACGGGGCGCATGATCCGGCCGGCGATTTCACCTGCCTTGCCCGTTTCTGGAATGAGCGGACCCACTGCGGCATGGATACCAGCCTTGATAAGCTCGTCGCCGCCACGTACTCCCTTCTTGACTCGTGCCGACAGGTCTCCGCCAACGTCCGCTAGAGAATGCCCGCCGACAGCAGCCGGCGCAGGCTCCGCATCGGCGAGCGGAACCGACTTGGGTTCCCAGTCGCCAAGCTGCTCCTTGATGCGATCGGCAACGTCTTGTGAAACGGGCATGCTATTCCTCGTTGGATGGAAGTTCGAACATGTCCTTCTTGTCCTTCCCGAACGTCAGGTACTCCTTGCCGTCAATCTTGATCTTCTTCGCCTTGCCTGTTTTCACGACCATGTCGACATCGCCGTGCAAGGTTAACGTGGTCGGATCCTGGCCCATCTTGTCCTTGTAAACCGCCGCCCGGTGCAGCTCGACTTTGAGCAGGTCACTATGACGATCGGCCGCCAACTGTTTCATTTCTCGCGTGGTCTGCAGCATCACGTCTTTGGCAAGAATCTTGTCGCCCTCACCAATGGTCGTCGCAAACTTCTCGACGCGCTGCAGCATGCCATTCATCTTGCCAAGTTCTGTTTCCTGAAACTTGCCCCCACTACGAGAGCGGAAGTTGTCTATTTCGAGCTTGAACTGATCGGCCAGGGTACGAGCCGTCGCGGTTGTTACGTCGGCATAACCGCGAGCGAGGTCAGTCAGTGACCGCTCGACGCGATCGGCAACCTCGAATGCCTTGTTGTAAGCTGGAATCTGGTATTCCTTGGCGTCCTTCTCGACCTGAGTCTGAGTGTCCTTGAACAGCGTGTAGTCGAACTTCTTGTCGCGCATGTTCATCATCGCCGCGGTACGCTTCTCAGACTCAGCAAGACGACGATCGGCTCTGGCTGCATTCGTCTGTGCGATGGCTGCCTGTTGATCGAGCTGCTTGTCGCGCTGCGCTTCCCTGACTATTCGATCATCATCCCGCTTCGCGTTCTCTCTCGCCGTTTCGATGTCCTTTTTTTGCCGCAGCGATTCCGACGCAGTAAGGCTCTGCTTCTCGACGGTCTCCAAGGCCCGCTTAGTACCCGGGCCCCAGATTATTTGTCCGGTGATCGGCTCCCGATTGAACGATGCGCCTTGCAGGGACTGTGGGTCGATGCGGCGCATCTGCGAGAGCACGTCGGGAAGATTCGAACCGTCTGGTTCAGCAGACCCAGCCGCGGACGACAATTCCTGCCGATTCTCCTTCCGTAACGTGATCGCCTTTCCGTACAGATCCTTGAACTTGGCCTCCTCCCCTTCCGAGCGCTTGATGAAGTTGTCATAGGTCTTCATGTCGCCGCCACCGGAAAGCACCTGATTCGCCGCTTCGCGGTAGGTCTTTGCCGTCTGCTGTGCTGCGCGCATGCCGTCGACCAGGGGGTTTCCCATATCGGTCGCGGAAATACTATCGAAGCCATCGGCAACGCCGGACTCCGAAACTTGCTTGGCCGTCTGGGTGCGGTTCATCTCGGCCAAAATCTTCCGGCTCTGATCCTCCGCCGCCATTTCCTTCTGCAAAGACTGAGTCTGCGCCTGGTGAAGCTGGGTCAACTGTTGCGTCGCCTCGATGTTGGCGTTGCTCTGCCCAAGGTTGTTGATGCCTTGCAGCACGCTTAGGGTATGGGTCAGGTAGTCAGGCATGGTCAGCCGCCGAAAAGAGAGCCAATGTCGGGAATCTGATCGGTGCCACCGAAGATGTCGTTGATGATGTTGACGTCACCCGACGACATATCGCCAGTCACGGCATTGGTGTCCGTAAGCGCACCGCCAAGACCACCGGAAGCGGTGCCGGGGTCAGTAAGGCCGTACCCGGTAATGTCTCCGCTGGTGACTCCGCTCCCACCGCCAAACATTTCCCCGATCTGTTTAGCAAGCCCAGCCGGAAGACCCGCCTTAACCAGCGCATCGATAATTCCGCCAATCCCGGCAAGACCCGCGCTGATCCCTTTTTGTTGATTTTGTTGGCCCATCTGTGTCGCGAACGCAGCAGCACCGGGATTCCCAGTCGTGGCCCCGGTGAGCGGTAGAAGCTCGTTGTATTTCATCTTCTCGAAGTCGAGCGCCGACGATTGGCCGAAGCTGAACAGGGACGCGAGCTTGTTCCCTGAATTTCCCATGCCCGCAGCACCCGCATTGCGCGCGACTGCCTCACCGCCGACCGACTGCGCTGCCTTGAACGCCGGATCATTGAAAATCGCCGACGGGTCCGACATGAACTGCTGCATCTGCTGCTGATACTGCGGGCGCTGATCCATGAACGGATCGGCGATATGAGCCACTTGACTCGCATTGCTCGCATCCTTCCCGCCCAACGATTGGATAAGGCTGATGATCCCAGCAATGTCGGTCCCAATACCCTGTCCCGGAGTGAGATTGCTACCAGTCGTGGCGTCTGCCATATCACGGACCTTTCGAAGCCTGACCCTTCATCAAATCGTTGAGCAAACCCATAATCGAATTACCCCAACCGCCAGCACCCATGCCCATGCCACCCGCTACCAGCATCGGAATCATGGGACCGATAATGTCGAGCAGTGTGGACTTACTCCCGGTGATTTTACTCGTCACATTCGATTCCGGTGTGAGTTGCCCGTAAATACTGTCTTGCATTTTCGTCGGATCAATCAGCGAGTGCCACATCACATCGCCGCCGCCCATGTCGTACTGCTTCTTGCTCTGCGCATTGAAACCGCCGACCGGGATTCTTCCCGCGCGTTCACCCGCAGCCCCGGTTTGCGGCACCGCAGGAAGCTTCCCCTGATCATAGGAAATGTCGTAGAAATTGTTTTCCCCGGTCTGCTGGATCGAGGCATTGGGATCGTACTGCTTCAACTGCGCCAAGCGCGCAAGCAAATCAGGATCGGTTGCCGACTGCGAACTGCTGCCGGCAAAGGTCTGCCCCTGATTGCCGCTGGCTCCCGGAGTCTTGATCATCTGCCACGGAAGATTGGCGAGCCAGGAAAGATCAATCGGCATCAGCTTTCGCCTTCGCTGTAAGTAATCTCAGCCGCTTCCCAGCGCGCGGGATTGCTGTCCTGTTGCGAAAACCGGAACGCACGTCTCCTGCTTGAGCCCAGTCGATACATCCGCGGTCGATCGCTGGAATTGACCATTTGCGTCGGCTGGCTGAAAGTCGCATAGTCATCGTCCGACCACGACACAGCAATGGTGGCCGGCGACTGATCGGCAACGAAGTCGAGACAGCCCCAGAATTTGCGCTGTAAGCTACCGCCATCGAGTTTGTCGGTCTGCACCATCACCGGAAAGGGCACTGCATCGTCGTCGAAATAATCCTTGCTCGCAAAAAAGGTGTTGCCGGCTCGGTTGCCCCAGCCAAGCCACACGTCGGCTCCGGAGAAGTAGGTCACCGCATGGCTCCAGTTGAAACCTCCGGGGGCGGTCCAGACGTGCCACTGCTGAGTGTCCATGTCGTAAACAAGAGCGATTCGAGTCGACAGGTTGAAGCACAGCACATAGAAAGTGTGGCCTGTCCCAGCCGCGGTCACAAACGATTGCGTGTCCACCGCCAGGTTCTCGTTCACTACCCGATCAACCCAATCGGAACTGACTTTCTTCGGCACCATGCCGTCCATGATGTAGACGCCCCAGTTTCGCTCTGGGGTAGCGCCGACCCAGATCAGCGTGTTCTTGATGTTCTGGACCGTGCTCGCCTGCGCGCAGCCCATGCGCAGATTGGCATTGATGTACGGATTGATCGGGATGCCCGGAGGAGGATTGCCGGCATCGTAGAAGAATTGAATGGTGAACTGCCCGAACACGGTAACGTAATTGAGGTACTTGCCGACCCAGATCGCAGGATCGTCTTCGTAGTCGGCAGTAGTGAACTGAAGCGACGGCCAGATCGTCGCGTCGTCGATCTTGCACGCAAGTATCGTTCCTCCCGGCGTGCAAACGTAGGCGAAGCTATTGAGCACCGCGATCCCCGGAACCGTGACCGCCGGATAATTCGGATCGACTACTTTGGTCACGGCTCCATTTGCCAACACCCAGAAATTCGACTGGTTCTTGAGCAGCAGGATAGTGCCGTTCTCGAAAGTGTTGAACTGGTACGGCTGATTGATCACAGCAGGCGAGAGCGTGTAGCTTGCCAACTGCATCGTATTGATGTTGCCAAACCAGACATCGGCATCCTCGGAACCGAGTAACCCTCCGGCAAACACCCACAGCGTCGGAAAGCGATAAGGCGATACCGTGGTCGGCGTCTTGAATGCCTGCACGCACGGACTACCGCGGGCGCTGAAGCCCGGCATTGAAGTGACCAGACTGAACGTGATTCCATTGACCGAGGAGTACACGTCGGCCACTTGGGTTGCCCCCGCCGTGACCCCGCCGATGACCCAAATCTTGTTGTTGTAGACGGTAGCACCCATCCGATAGCGGGCGCTGGCAAATGCTGCTGCGGTGGTCTGAGTCCAATTGATACCATCGGGCGTTGACCACACATCGTTTTTCAACCCAGCATCAGTGCCGCCCATCAGGTAAATCTTGCCGTTGAACACGGCGTAAGCAAAGCCTGTCCTTGCCGACCATGCCGCCGCGGTTGAGATCTGGGTCCAATTCACCCCGTCTGGGGTCGACCAGACATCGTTTTTGTAACCCCCGGCCCCATCATCGCCACCGAACAGGATCATGTTGTTGCCAAGAACAACCAGACCGAAACTTTGTCGTGCGCTCCACGACGCATTCGCCGTTACCTGCGTCCAGTTGGTCCCGTCAGGCGAGGACAGCACGTCATTTAAAACAGTGCCCGCTGGCTGACGACCGGCCAGCATGTAGATGTTATCCTGAAACACTACGCAGCGATGATCGAGTCGGAGAACTCCTGCTCCGGCGGTTGCCAGCGACCAATTGATGCCATCCGCAGTCGACCAGATGTCGCCGTGCGGATTTCCAGCGGAGTCGATACCGGCACCGAGCACAAACATGCTGTCGTGGAAGATCACACTCTGCTGACTAGTGCGTTTTGCCCATGGAGGTCCAGCCAAAGTGAACGCAGTGCCATTGGTACTCGAATTGACGAGGCTCGACAGGTACAAAACATCGCGAATCACCGCGTAGATCGCGCCGTTGCTGTAGATCGCGCCTTGAAAGTTGGCAAGATCGCTAAAAGTCGTGCCGTGCAGGGTTCCCGGGCGCTTCATCACGTAGGATTTGTCGCCATGCTTGCTCAAATAGGCGTTTTGCACGAACGAATCCTTGGCCGTGATGCTGCCATCGCGACTTGCAAAGGCTTGCGCCAACGGATAGCGGATTTTCGCCATCAGCGACCCATTCCCATCCGGTAATCAGGCTGGAACCACATCGGCGCCTGCTCCTGCGCGCCCCAGTTGGCAATCTCTTCAAGTGCCTGCGCCGCTTCCTGCTTGACGCGCATCAGCCTTTGCTCGGGAATCTCGTACTTGTCTCCGACCGCAGCAGCTAATCCCTTGGTCAGCGCTTCGTAGCACTCCAACGGCAGGTCGAAGGTGTCGCCCGGATTCACAATGTCCTGAATCGGCCGATGCACTTCGAGATAGACCGTGCGCGTGGCGTCGATCGGCGTGACATAGAGCTTGAGCACCCCCATGGCGTTCGCTGGGTTGTAGGCAGCATTCGGCGTCGCCGTCATCTGCGGATCGTAATAGAACGAATTGGCGTATCCGGCGACGGTCTTACTCCCCAACTGCTGATACTCCATGCGCGAGAGCAGGGTGAGCTGCACGTCGAAGTTCTGTCCGGCAGTGGTGAAGCGAATGAACGTGCCTTCCAGAGCTCGAAGCGGCCGATAGGAAATAACGTCGGCCCCGGCCGGGCCAATGGTGTAGCTCGCCTTGTTCGCCTGACAGGGAATGACCAGCGTATCGCGGCACCACAGCCACAGCCCCTTGATGCCCCATTTCTTGAGCAGGAAATTGAGCTTCAGCGTACACGTCACAAAATCATCGGCGCTCGGTGTGCCGTTGGCTCCGAGCAGGCGCAAGTCCGAAAGCGCGTCGGCGATGATCTGATCGCGAGTAACGGTAACGCTATTGATGAAACCGCTGGTTTGCGAGCTCATGATTTCCTAGCTTGACCAAAAAACGACGCAGTATCCGTCACGTCCAGCCGCGCCGGTATTGACCGAGTTCGGCCTCTGCCCACCAGAGCCACCGCCACCTGTGCCGTAAGCCGTCGCAGCCGGCAGACTGCCGTTAGCATGGCTTGCTCCGCCAATCCCACCCGATCCCCAAGGTGACGATCCACCACCACCGCCACCGCCATCAAACGTGGGGGTTCCGCCAGTACCGCCGACGCCTCCTGGTGTCGCTTCAGCTATCCCACCCGGCGCTGCGGTAAAGTTCACCTCGCCTGCCGAGCCGCTGCTGCCGCCCTGATAAGTGCTCGTCTCAAGCCCCGCCATATAACCACCGGGAGCGCCCACAACATTGCCTTGTATAGATCCTCCAATGATGTCGTAACAACCACCGCCATCACCGCCCATGTCTGCGCCACCGGCAGCCGTGAGCGGCTGAAGCTCCGGGTGATACACAACATGCGGATTGCCCTGTCCGGCGGCCACCCCGCCCCATCCCCCGTCAGCACTTGCAGCACTGCCAAACATGCTCGTCCCGCCGTGCACTCCTCTCAGATTTCCCAAAACCGCGCCAGCACCACCAGCACCAATAGTTATCGGGACCGTACCGCCTGAAGGCACGGCTATCAAACGACTTCGGCAAAATTCCGCAGCACCGCCGCCGCCGCCGCCATTGCTAAGAAATGGTGAGTTGGGCGGCCAATCCGAAGCGCCACCGCCACCGCCGCCAATCATGGTCAGCCACACCGCAGTAACACCGACCGGAACATTGAATGTCCCGTTGGCGGTGAATTCCTGTGAATGCAGCGTTGCCATTAGCTGATCCAACACACCAGAACGTAGCCAGCAGTCCCATTGCCACCGGCCGTCGTGTTCCCGGTCTTGCCACCAGCTCCCCCGCCGCCTGCCCCATAGCTTGTCGTTGCCGCGCTCACTCCGGCTACTCCACCATTGCCGCCCGCACCACCAAGCCCCCAAATCGTCGCCGCACCACCACCGCCGCCGCCTTGAGTAGAAGCCACCGCTCCGCCTGCACCACCAAGCGGAAAGCCGCCGGAGCCGCCGCCAGCAAAACCGGAGGTGGTCGTATTGCTGCTGCCCCCACCACCACTGCTGCCGCCAAAGTAGCAAGGCGATTCGGCGGATCCCAAAGCACCTAAACCAGTGCTGCTAAGAGCGCCCCTGGCCCCGCCACCGGCACCAGAGCTATTGCTTGTCGATATCGCACCTAGACCGCCCTTGGCAACCCAAGGTGTTCCGAACGAAGTGTCGCTGCCGTTGCCACCATCCGTTGAGCCAATTCCCGCGGCTGCACCCACACCGCCAACCCCAATCGTGATCGTGACCGGGCCTGTGATCGGCACCAGCATGTTTTCGACCAACTCACCGGCACCACCTCCACCGGCACCTACTGCGCCCGACCGCGTCGCACCACCACCACCACCTCCGACCATCGTGACCCACGCCGCAGTAACACCAGCCGGCGGGGTCCATGTTCCGTTTGCGGTGAACGCCTGACCCTTGAGCAGCCCACCACCGCCGGGACCACCCGTAGACGAAATCGTGACCGGACCCTTGGCGCCGCCATCGACAATCGTGATGCCAGTACCCGCAGTTAGAAGGCGATCCTGCGTGAGTCCGGCGTTTGACGCGGGGAATACAACATAGTCAGCCTGAATGAACGCATTGCCATTCGGAGGCGGGGTGTCGTTGTCCTTGGCGACAAAAGCGAAGGCATCGGTAAGTCTCGCCGCCCACTCGTAGCCGCTCACCGAATCGAACTTGTCGAACGAATTCGGCGGGCGTACCTGCCCCAGCAGGGCAAGTGGATCAGGCGCGGCCATGGCTCACGTCTTTGCCTGCAGGTTGCGATACGCGCCGAGCGCTGCAAGCGCCGCTGCGAAGCCGGTACAAACGGAACCTATTGCGATCCCAAGCGGTTGCGGATCGAATTTGTGCAGGGGGTCGAAGTACATCGCCCACACGTAAAACGCAATCATTACCGGGATTGCGCCGAGCACGCTGACGCCGAGCCATGCGACCAAGACCAGCCCAGCGTCTTTCGTCCGGTTGTCGGCCTCCGTCGTCATCTGTTGCCAGACGCCGGCCGCTTGTTCCGGCGGTTGCGGCTCCGGCGGCGTATAGGGCAGCGCAGTGCCACTGGCGACTTCTACCTTCGCCGGCTGGGCGGCCGCTTTGGCTTTGGGTTTAGTCATTGCACCGTGATCCACACAGGTTCGCCGCGACCGAGAGCGCCCTCGATCTTGGGATAGAGCGCATCGAACGCAGCCTTCGAGCTTCCGATGAAATCATCGCCAGAGGTCTGCCCGACGAGAATGCACCCCTCAGTGTCGGCGGACGTATTACCGGGATGAATACGCACGCCATCGAAACCTGGAACGTCGACCAGCAGCGGTAACGGTCGTCCAAAATGCGGCGACATGGTGATGACAACCTTGTAGCGCCCGAACGGTATCGCAGTCTCACCCTTGATCTTCACGGCGCGAATCGTCGGCTCCAGAGCGAAGCATTCAAAGATCGAGTTAACGAATAGTTCCCCGGCGGTCGAAACGCCGTCACGATCTGAGCGGTATAGGTCGAGTTCCATCACTTCACCTGCACGCGAGTCCTGAGTTCATTGATCTGCGCTTCAACCAAAGCAAGCCGCCGCGTCATTTCGTCGTCCTTGTTTTGTAGCAGCAGAAACTTCTGTTCCATGAATTCGCGCTCGTGCCGCGCATCGTCTTTGGTATAGGCCGCGATCTTGTTGGATGCGTTGTCATCTATAACGGCCGTCAACTTTCCGTTCTGGCTCGCCAGAAACCAAGTAAAGGTGATCGTCTGCAAAATGATGAAGCCGACCACCGAGACCGGGATATCCTTCGACAGCCTCCACCTGCCGTTATCGTGAGCACCTATTTCGTTCATAGCCTTCCGAGCAGCAAGAGGATGATCAGCACGATAATGAGAACGCCGACAACCCCCGGCGGCCCGTAGCCCCAATCTTGCGAGTGCGGCCAAGTCGGCAGCACACCAATGAGAATCAGGATGAGAACAATCAACAGTACGGTTCCGAGGCTCATATTTTCCCCACCAGTAAGACGCCTGAAAGTACGAACGCCCAGCCGAGGGTCCAGAAGCTGACGCCCGGCGGGCTCCAGAACGCGGAAATCGCGATCAAGATGATGCCGATAAGGATTAACGCCAAATTGAGGCTCACGTGTTTCTCCTATGGCAATCCAATGTCCATCAACGCCTGCGCATTCACCCGCCCTTCTACAATCGAACCCGCCGCCCAACTCTGCCCGGCCGTACCATCAGCACCGCGGACAACCGTGAACGCGTTCCCCACCATCGCCGTCACTTTCACAATCTCCCGCTGTGCTGGCGGTATCGTCTGACTCGCATAGCTCGGTTGATCGATCAAGGTGGCATAGAACCAATCGCTACCACCAATAGCGGGAGCGCCGGTCGACGAGACAACCGCGATCGAAGTCTGCGACGCCGTGATCTGCGCCGCCAAGGTGGTCGAGAAGTAGTTGGAAAATTTGACGGCCATGGCTATCCCAGCGTCAGTCCGTCAACAATCATGGCGTCGACCACGCGCGTACCCGGCTGATGCATGGTGCCGACAAAGATCCACGGCGGATTGGAAGTCGAGGCAGGAACCGCGGAACGATCCGGCATGCCGCGAATGAAATCCTGCGGCTGACGATTTTCAAAACAACGACGGCATACCCAGAAGCCGTCCCAGCGCTTGCGGAGTTCAGAGAAGTAAAACTTCTCCGCACATTCCTGGCACCGGCCAGCCCACGTCCCAAGCCTGAAATGGTCGGCATGACCCATGGCTCATGGCCTAGGCGGAAGCAAAACCATCACCGCTGCCTTGCAGAACGGTAAAGGTTACGCTTCCGGAACCAGCGGTCACCTGAAATCGCAAAGCTCGCACCGGAGACTGAGAGATGGCGGAAATCTGGTTGGTCGTGGCCGCAGTCAATGCAGCAACCACCGGAAACCAAGTCAACACCGCCACAGTATTAGGATCGTCCAATGTCTGAGTTACCGAGTACGTCGCCGTGCCGCTGACCACCGCCTGAATGGTGAGATTGGGAGTGAAGTAATCGACCGGGAAAATAACCGTCTGGCCGTTCGTCAATAACTGCGGGCTCGCGCGCATGAAGGGTCCTTAGCTGAATTGCTTGACGAGCTCGAGTTGGACGGAGAATGCTTTGCGACCAGAAACGTACCCATCCGTCGCGAACATGAGATTCCCGGTCGCGTTTGGATGAGGGTTCTGCCGACCACCCATCTTTTCATAGTTGGCACGTCCCTTCCCGGTCATCTTGAAGCCGTGCATATGGTCCTCATCGCCTTCCCACAGTAATTCGACGGACAGGCCCGGATCGACGAAATATTCGACATCCTCGATACGTAACTTGGTAATCTTGTAGCCCTGCTCGGCAAACAACTTGGCTATGTCGACGACCACCGTGGGCTCTAAGTTCGACTCGTCGAGAACGCACCCAATGTCCACGATCGCATTGCGAGCGCCATCGTGAATGACCTTCATGTTCAGATCTGGCTTCATCAGAAGCGAACAATTTCGTTGGCCGTGAGGAAGTAATCGACGGTATTGGTTCTTGCCACCGCCGTGCTGTTCTTGATGCCGAATCCAGCCGTCAATCCCGTTGCCGCCAAGGGCAGATTGGTCAACGGATTAGCATTGGAGCCATCAGCACTGGCCGAAATAATCCGCTGATTGCCGCCAGCCCAGTACGGCTGTCCCTGCGAGGTCGGAATAGTCAGACCAATGGTTGCGTACGCATACAGAGTCGGCGTCGCTGAGCCGTCGTAATACCAGCCCAAGGTGTAGGCCGTGGCCGCAGCCACGGTGCCGACGAGAAGCGTGGTCTTGGTGCCGCCCTTGTTGAGAATCAGATTCAGCACCGCAGCGCCGGACGGCTTCTCGAAATAGATGCCATCGGTCGGAGCCATGGTGGCAAACGTGTTCGCCCATCCGGCCTGAAACAACGACAGCGTCGCGCTATCCAGGTTGACGTTGATCGCAAACCACGCTCGCGCACCCGTAATCAGGTTAAACGACTTGACCGAAAGTTCATTGGCCTGAATGTCTGTCGCACCCGCAGAAGTGGTCTGCAAAAGGAAGCCGCCATTGCCAGCAGCAAGCGCTGACGTTCCGGTCGCGGTGGTTACGATCCACTGCGACGCGAGGTAGGTATCGAAATCGCTGTAAAACTCGTGAACAGCGGGAGGCGTCGGCCGCGGGTAGCTGCCGAACAAATAATTGAGTGGCGATGTTGAGACCCCGGCCGTATACCGCACTGGGGGAGAACTTGTCGGAAAGCCCATGCTTGCTCCTTTGAGCGCCAGTTAAGGCGCGGCGTGAGCCGCGCTCTCGGGAGACAAGAAACTTACGACTGCTTCTTGCCGTAGTCCTTGGGAAGCACCGGCTTTTCTACCGGCTTGGCCGGATACTTGGGCGGTGCTTCACCAAAATCTCTGCGTTGCTTGTTCATAGCGCGACGTGCTTCACTTTCTTTTTCTTCACGCCCGCACCCTTGCTAAATGCCTTGCCGGAAGCGCCCTTCGCCTTCATGGTTGCGCTGCCCGACTTCTTGCGCATCGTCTTTCTTTTCACTGAAGTCTCCTTTCGTTATGGTCCCGGATTGACCCACAGACCGCGCGGATCCGCCCACCCTCCGGTGTAACGCTCCATCGCACCCTGCTTGTAATTGAAAGTGTCGAAGTCGTTGTCGGAGAAGGTGCGAATCTTCTCGCGCTCCTGATAGATCATGCCGTGACCATCGCCACCAACATCGGTGCGGAAGAACCACGTATGCGGTGCGGTGAGATACACGCTCTCGATGACGCCCTCTGGAATCGCGCCGACCGCCTTGGTGGCGTTGATGTCGTTGTTCGCGGACCCAGGCTGATAGACGCTCTTGGTGATCCGAAGCGCGTTGTAGAACTCCTGCCGCGGAACCACCAATGACCGAACTCGGGCGTCGATGAACAAGCCCTTGTCGTCCTGAAACCCACGGACTGCAATCAGCCCGTCCTCGACGCTCGCTTCGGACAAATCAGCAGCGACGGTCGGGGTGTTAGCGAAAGTGCCGCCGGAGACATTCGGGTGCGCTGTCGATGCCAAGGCAACGCCATCGCCGCCAACATAGGTTGCGTTGGCAGCTCGGTTATAGATCAGGTGCAGGTTGATCTCCTTCGCCTGCAGCATCGAGAAGGCAAGAGACCCAGTACGGCTCATGGTGATTTTCTTGTACTGGTTGTCCTTGATTTCCTCGTAGGTGACGATGAAACCCAATGCATAGGTCGCGTTGACCAGACGAGTAGGAAACCCGCCCTGCTGAGAATCGTAGGAGAGTCCGGTCCCTTGGGGTTTCAGTTGTCCCGGCCCGAACCCGGTGACGCCCGCATAGACCTCGTAGTTCTTGTCGCTCTTGACGGTGTCGAACAACGATGGATAGGTCTTCGCGTGTTTGTTGTAACCCACGCCGAAAAATTCCATGATGCCCGGCCAGTTTGAGAGCGGGATACTTCCTGTGTTGATTACGCCGCCAGCCATGATCGAATCCTTTCAGTTATCAAGCGGCCATGTCAGGCCAAATAGAGTTTTGCTTGCGACAGTTGTCGACCGCAGGAATAACTCGAAGATTATGTTCAACGTGCAAACCACAAACCCTACTTGATCGCAGAGGAACTAGATGATCGACATGGTGCTTGATGCCGGTGGCTTCCGACACTAACTTTGCCAGCATGTACATATCTTTGATGTACACGTGGTTCGCCCACACTGGCGTGGCGTGAATTTTTCCCAAATGACGCCGAAGATTTCCAGCGTTGATGGCTGCTGCGTGTTTCTTTTTTTGCAGTGCGACCTGCTTCCTTACCTTCTCAGGATTCTTAAGACGATGCATCGACGAATACATCCTGAGTCTTTCAACAGGTTGTTTCACTCTCCATTTCTTGTACGACTCACTCTGTTTTCCCGGATGTTTCTTTCTCCATCTGGCCGCGAACATTGCAAAACATGCACGGCACGAATATTGAAGACCATCCACAGATGCCACGCGAGCACCGAAATCCGACAACGATTTCTCAACCTTGCATGAACTGCAAAGTTTCATACGCCTGCCGTGTTTCCTTGGAACTCATGCTGATTAATCTTCGCGTTCCAAAGCGCGAAGGCGCCGAAGGCCGGTGCATTGCCCTGATTCACAACTTGGGCGATGCCAAGAGCCTTCATGTTCAGCCCTGCCGTGGTCGCAAGAGACGAGGACAACATCACCGTGCCGGAATGCGATTGCAGCGTTGCACCGGCCGCGATGGTGAGCGAGAAATTCTTGTTCGCGTTTGTCGCGACGAGACTCGCACCAGTGATTCCGTCATCCTGAATGATGTACAGAATGCTCGGATCATCAGCGACGAGGATGTAGTACGCCTGCGCCTTGGTCGCCGGAATGCCGATGTTGCCATCGGTCACCGCAGCGCCGGCCAAACTGACCGCGCCGGGCGCGGGAAAGTAGGCACCCATCATCACGCCGCGCAGAGTTTCCGTGCCGACGGTCGCCTTGATCATGCCGGGGACGCCGTTGGTATCGCCCTGTGCGGTCGACAACACCGCATCGCCTACATAGTAGGCGTTGGCATCGGCCGATCGAATGTAATAGACCGTCCCTTGTTCATTGAACATATTCGCGTCGACTGTGCGAACGGGAGCGAGCCCAAATGGTTTTGCTACAGCAGCCATTGAAGTCTCCTAACGATAGTTCTTGGTGTCCAGTTCGATCGGCGGCAAGTTAGAGCCGGGGACTTGTCCTGGGGCGTATTGACGATCGTCTCGCTTATCGCTGACACGACCTTGACGCAGCGCTTGCTCCTGGCGTTGATGAACCTTTTCGTGCTCGGCCTGGTGTTTTTCGTGCAACCAGAGCGGCTTTTTCATCAGATACGCATACAGGGGCTTGTCTCCTGCTTGACCCACTATTTTTCGGACATTCGTTCCTAGATCATCACTGCCTGACACCTTGCTATCGTTGAGTAGAACTTCATCGTTGGTGACAAACTCGTAACCACTTCGCTTGGCCTGACTGATGCGAACACCAGAGCCTTGCGTGTCGTTGAACCAGTAGAGACGAAATCCAGGGAGCGGATCGGTCGCTGATCCGTTCTTGCCGAAGACCTCGAGCTCCTTGGTTTCACCGGAAAATAGGTTCGGCGGAATCTCGACTTCGTCTGGAGGCGCGGCCGGCGTATCAACCACCTTTGCCGCGTCAGACCCTTTTTCTGGCTTTATGCCTGGGTGCATAGCTATTTCCGAAAATGTTGAGGCTCGGAGTTGGCGAGCATCCGCGCCTTGGATTTCTTGAGTTCCGCTTCGCTCAAGCCCTGTCCATCAAGCATCTCTTCCCAGTCTCTGCGGAATTCCGGCTTCAAGTCCGACCACATCCTGCCGTTGGGCCGTGAACTCGAATGCTCGCCACCAGTCTCACCGATAGCGCTGGTCTGCTTGATCTTCTCCGGATACCTGCGACGCACTTCCTCAGCAGCATCGGACATGGCTTCCTCCATCGAATCGGCGGTCTTGCTGTCGACGATCAGCTTTAGCTCTTGAGTAAACTTGCGGGCCAGAAACTTATCGTCCTTGATCCACGCATTGCTGTTGACGAACTCGGTGAAGCTGCGCTGAATCTCGGGATCGACCGTCGGTTGGGCCGGCTTTGGCGCGGCCTTCTCGGCGATCTTCAAATCGAACATCTTTTCGGTCAGCTCGTCGACGCGGTCCCAGTCGTTAGCCTCACGAGCGCTGCGCAGCTCCAACTTCATCGTCTCGCGGGCAAGTCTGGTTTCCGCCGCAGCACGCTCCTGCTTTTCGGTATCACGCTCGCGCCGAAGCTCGGCTAACTCGCGTTGGAGTTTGGAGGTTTCCTCCTTGATAGCCGGGATGTACTTGCGCTTGAAGTCAAGGAACTCCTCAGCCGGCTTCCACGGCTTGCTGCTGTGCCATTCCTCTTTCGGCACCCAGCCTTCCTTGCGCGCGTCGGCTTCCAGAAGCGACTGCTCGCTGTTCGGAGCCTCGTCGTGACCTTCGTCGAGTAACGGCGGGCCAACATCCTCGTCGTCGAACTGCTCGCGCTCGGTGCCGGGAATCGGTTCGGAGCCAGCCCCGAACTCATTCCGGGGCGTCGATTGGTTAGTGCTCACATTCGCCATATGCCGCCCTGTTTATGCCTTTAGGCATAGCTTGTCAAGTAGTGACATCGTTGACCCCGAAAACCTCGGCGGTCGAATCAGCGCCGCGGAGGACAAAGTCCGGGAGCTTAGTCGCCTTACCGAGCACACTCTTGGCCTGCATGATCCAGTAGTTGTCGCCGTTGATCGGGAAGTGGGAGCCGGAGTAGCGGGGGAACAACACCGCATCGCCAGGCTTAACGCCGCGCATCTCCTTCGCCGTCCACGCCTCTTCGCCGGCATCGACGATATAGCCGATCTGCTGCGCGACCTGTTCCTTGTCCTGAGTAGCCTGCGGAATGATGATCCCGCCCGCGGTCTTCTCCTCGACCTTGAGCAGCACCACCAAAACCCGATCACCCGTTACCGTCAGCCCCGACTTGTTCTCCACCCTGCTTTTCTCCAATTGATTCGATCATGTCAGCAATGCGCGCCAGCGTTTGCGCAGTAGCCAGCGCGGCGGCGTTTATTGTTACCCATTCATGGGTCGTAGGAACCTCATAGCGCCGGTTGAGCCATTCCTCCTGGTGTTCCAGCACCATTTCCTTTAGCAGCGCCACCAGCCTTTTGGTCTCCGCCTGATTTTTCCACGCCATCCACTCCGGCCCCACCATCGTTTCCATCCTTCTGCCCCTTCTGAACTATTTCCAACCCCTTCAACAAGCCGTCCAAGTGGTTTTTCTTGGCGGCAATCTTCATTTCGATCAGTGCTATTTCGTGCCCAGTGGCAACACCTTTGGCATCGGCCATCAGCTTCTCCGCTTGGGCATAGAGCTTCATGATGTCGGCCGTGTTGTGCGCGACCTCCATCTGCATTTCCAGCTTCGTAGTCTGCTGCTCGGTCTGGAAGCGTATTCTTTCCAGCTCGAACTCCTTGTCCTTCCGCTGTTGCTCCATCATCTTCGGATTGGGCATCGGTGGAAAGTCTTTGGCCGGGACCATCTTCTTCGGATCCTGCGGGTCCGGCTGCTGCGGTGGCGGCAGGATTTCCTCGATGTTGGGAATCCGCATCGCGCGGTAGAGTCTCAGGGTCGCCTGATAACGGTTGTGTCCGGGGACTTGTAAAGAGTTGGCAAAGACCAGCTTCGCCTGCTCGATCGACTGCACGTCGGAAACGATGTGCGGATCGGCGGCGGGACGAATATCGGTCGATGGGCCGAGGTAATCGTCCGGTCGGACAATGGCACCCTTGCCGCTGGTCAAGTCCTCGAACTGAGCGTCCTTGTCGAGAAACAGCGAATTCAGATCGTAGCGGATCCGGTATTCCTCGCGCATGCAGCGCCAGTCGCGCTTGTAGATGCCGCGATAGACTCTGGCCCCATTCTCGTTCAAAGTCCTGGTCGTCTCGGCTGGCGTGTTCTGGCCTGGATTCTCACCCATCTGAATGTCGGTAGCGCTGACAATCCGTTCTGCATATTGAGTCAGGAAGCCGATCATCTGGAACAGTACTGCACTCGGCTCTCGAACGGGCAGCGGGATGATGCTCTTGCGAAGATCGTCTCCAGGAGCGTCGACCGGATACCACATGTTGGGCTGAAAGCTGATCGGCCCTCCCTTGCCCTTGAAACCACGGCCCAGGAAACCACCGCCAAGAGTCGCCATCGTGCCGGCATCGAAAATCTGGTTGATCGCCGTGTCAACACTCTCGTTGAGAGGACCAAGAATGGAACCCAGCCCTATGTCGTAAAAGCCGCCATCGGGAGAAGGAATGAAACCGTACTTGGTAAAGACACTTACCGGCTTGATCTTGTAGACCTTGTCGCCCTTTTGCCAACGCTCGCCGGCAAGGTTTCTAATCCCGCTCGGTAGAAAACGTGGAGCAATGCGACGTACCGCGCCGGAAGCAATATCGAAGGTGACGATGTACGGCTCTTCGTAGCCATCGCCGTCGAGATCCCACCAGCAGTATTGCTCGGCGGTGAAATAGGGAGTGATGCGTTCCTCGACTTCCGGCTCAGTCGTTCCCTGTCGTTCATTCATCGCCTCGCTGATCTCGTCGGCCTCGGCTCTTGCCGGCTCGGCCTTGACCTCGACAAACCTTCCATCGAGCTCGCGCTGCTTAATGTTGTTGCTGTTGAGATAGAAAGTGTGGGTGTAACGCGGAGAGTCCGCGAGATGCTTGGTCCAGTAGTTGACCACGAAATTCTTCGGCAGCACCAGCATGGAGATTATCTTGCCCGGCCCTGGCTCGTAGACCGTCTTGATGAAAGCCGATCCAGCAATCGCCTGCACCAGAAACAATTTGTCGTGCTCCTCCTCCCACGCCTCATCCTGCTCGAGACACTGCCAACTCATGTGGGTCGACACCCGCTTGGCGCGCAACGACTTCATGCCGTCAGGGTCATCACCAAAGACCCGGCACTTGACCAGATCATTACCGTCAACCAGCGACGGATAAGCCTTGGCGTGATACTGCAAAGCAGCAACGGTGATCAGCGGGAACTTGACTGATGCCGCTCCCGGCCAGGGAGTCGTCTTCTCCTCGTAAACCTGAAGCGCGAGCCGGTTCGACTGCGCCTGCCGATCCTCCCACTCGCGGCGCGAGGTCAGGTCGTCGTGATAGCCATCCAACGCTGCGGAACCGATCTCCTTTACATCGTCCTCATCCATGACCTTGATGAGATTGGCGGCGCCAACGATCTTGTCGAGCGAGAGTTTGCGGTTCATGTCACCACCAATGCATCACGCGCGTACCGAAAACGAATATGGAAAAAGACAGTGCGCCCACAGACACAACGAGCGAGGCTATAGCTAGTTTCAGATCGCTCATCTAGTACCCCGTGATCAGTGAACGACCCTGACCAATGGTCTCGGTCGCATCCTTCTTCGCCTGCATCCAGGCTTCGAGCTCTTCGTCTTCCTCGCTGATCGGCGTCACCATCCGCTTCAAGCCCTGGCCAAGCCAGGCAATCGCGTCCACACAGTCATCGTTGCGACCGCGGGTTCCCTCTTGCGCAAACTCAAGAAGCTCCTGCTTCGCCTCCGGGAACCACGACGCTTTAGTATCCCAGCGCACACCACGCGCGCGCATGCGCGCTTGAATAGGCATCGCACGAATCGCTTTGTCCTTGGTCGGGATCAGACCCGGACAAATGTTCAAGTACCCTTCCTCGCGCATGCGGATCTCTAGCGCGGCGTTCAGCGCCTTCAGAATCGCACCGTCCTCGATGAAATACTCCGCCGGCTCCCACGCCTCATTGATCGAATACATCTCGTCAATGATCTGGTTGCCATCCCAGCGCCCGCGGCGACGATCGACAATATGCAGGATTCCATGCTCGTCGAGCCCCCCCACAACTTGGACGGTGAAGTCGCGGTGCTCCTTGGTCGAAATAGCAAGGTCGCCGCCAACGTAGTAAGTCTTTGGGGTGTCGTACTCCTCATCGCGCATCGGATGGAAGTCCTCCGGACGGAAGAACCCCGTCTCGGTGTCCATCGCGATGTTGCGGTACTCCATGTTGAAACCGGCGAGGTTATTAAGCGCTACGAAGCCGCGCTTCTTCTCCTCCAACCGCTGCTTGCTCCACATCTGCGGCCACAGAATCGAAGGTTCCGAAACCTCCTCGTCGCACGCTTCGTACAGCCGGCTCATCCATTCCTTGCTACCCAGCAGCCGCGACAACAGAGAGTCGTTGTGCAGGATGGTTCCGATCACCCGGATCTGCGTCTTGCGCCCGCCCATCGGCATCAGGGAATTGGTGAACCACTTCAGCATTTTCTCCCGCCGCTCGATGCTCAAAACCTGCTCGTCGTCCTCCATGTCGTCGCAAATGATGAGCGACGGTCGGATGGTTCCCCAAGCCCGCCCACGCAAACCTGCCTGCTCCGCGCCCACCGCCAACATCCGAAGTCGATAGCCGTCGGCCATCTCGGCAATGAAATCGTCCTCGGTATCGCGAATAAATTTACTGAGCTTGAATATCTCCGTCAGCTTGCGGTTGTTCTGCAGCTCGTCCTTAGCGTGGGTAATCTTCTCGATCGCCAGGTCGCGGGTCCGACAAACCTTTAACTGAAATGGATGCCTCTTGTAAAGAGCCGCGGCGAGCCCGTAAGCATGATTGATCGAAGTGGTCTTGCTGTGCTCGCGCGGCGCCGCAAGAGCAATGCGCGGATGCTCCGAGGTCACCATCCGCCACCAATCCCGATGCATGTCGGTTATCGGCTGCGAATCGTTGTAGCGCTCGATCAGAAATGAATCGACAAAGCCTTCAACCGAATAACGGTTAAGCGGCGTCTCTTCCAAGTTCACCCTCAATCGTCTTCATGTTTTCCGGTTTCCGCCTCGCCAACTGCGCCAGAGCAGCCCAAATCTCCTGATTACTCGGCGCATCAGGATCAGACCCAATCTGCCCCTTCAGCCGATCGCCCAGCATCAGGTGACGGTGAATCGACTTGTCCATGATGTTGTTCAACTGCCACGCGGGGATCGGCCTGCGCGTCTCTTTCCCGTCTTCGTCATAAACCACGTCACCCAACAAAACCCGATCCAGCAACGCCCGCCCACTGGCAGCAATCACCCGCCCCAAAGTCGAATACGTCGCTATCTGCGAGTCCGCATCCAGCCGCCCAACAATCTCCCGCCAACCCTTCTTCCTGGTCCAGCCTCCCATCATCTGTACCGAAATACCCAGCTTCTCAGCAATTGCGTCGCTGTCGCCGGCAGCTATCCACATGCCAACCGCTTCGAGCAGCGCCTCATCACTGCACGTCCGCGGAATATCGGCCGGGCGCGTGAACGGCTGCTCGGTGGTCGCGAGATCGTTCATCGGTCAATGCCCATGTGCATAGCGCGGACTGTGAGCGTCCACTAACCGTTTGTCAATTCCTATGCCAGCAGCGGCCTAACGACGACAGCGAAGATCACCCCCAGGACGATCGCCAACAACACCCAGTCGAACATCGGCACCCGCTTGATCGCCTCAATCAACTCATCCATCTCACGCTCCATGTTAGTGCCCACTTACAGAACGACCGAAAAGTATGGGCGGGATTGCAGATAGCAATACCCAATTTCTCACACGAACAGATTTTCCCCTCCCCACCCCTGCCCGAGCTGCGCCTGGTATGTCCCTCTGTCGTGGACATAGCCTGGCTCTAGTTGACATAACACTTTACACATTATGCGCAACTCATGATCATAAGCTATGTATATCAATAGCTTGTGAGTGCGCTCATAACCGCGTCCATGCTGTAGAGCCTGTTGTCCACCCCGTTCTGCAGGAGCATGACAAGGCTTACCGCTCACCAACGGTCGCCAGGTCGAGATCGTCGTGGACAATTTCAACCTCCGTTCAGCAATGATCTACTGTCGGGCAAAGTCTACATGCTCTTGCTCAGTCTGCTCAATGCTCACGCGCACAGGTTACATAGTACCTGTGTGCGCGAGAGCAAGACTTGTGCGCCATTGTGCGGTACTTGTGCGTACTTGTGCAGGGTTTACTTGTGCAGATGTTTAGTGGCGTATTTGGGCGTCAGAATGTGACGCTCTATGTAGCGTGAGTGACTGCTGACTTATGCCTATGTGCCTGATATCTGCTATATAGCGTTAGTGGCATTGATTGTGCTTTGAACTATGCATACAGGCATTGAGTCTGTATCGGCCGCCAAGCCGATCACTAAAGGGGTACTCCAATGGAACTCGACGGATTCAGCGCTTCGCTGTTGGACAAACAGCCGCAGTTTACCCACGTTTGCAGCGCATGGGACGTGGTGACGTTCTTCGGTCAATGGCTGGACCAGCAAAGGTTTGAACTGACGCCCGAAGAGATTACATCGCTCGTCGAAATCGTTTGCGCTGATCCTGAGTATTGGGGCAATTCGACGATGATGCGCTTGTACGACAACGTGCACGGAATGCACAACTAACGGTGTTCGGTTTGCCGCGCCAACGGCACAACGAAAGGGAAGATCATGGACAGGATCACCATTAAGCATCTGCGCTCGATGTGCGACACCCTTAACCGCCGCACGGGTTCGCCGATGACGCCTTACGTCAAGGATGAGAACGGGCATAACGTGGGCCAGATCGGTTGCTACATCATCGACTGCGCATACGGAGGGTATCAGCTTGCGCGGATCATGAACGAAGGGGGAGGGCAGACTGCGCCGCTCGGGCTGGGGTTCGGTACTGCGCGCGAGCTGTACGACAAGATGCGCGCCTACAACGCTGGTATGGACGATGCCATTGAAGATTTTAGGTATCCGCGCTCAAAGGTTGGATCATGAACCAATCGCGCGCTACCTACTGGCTCTTATCCGCATCGAACAAGGCCCGGCGGGCGAGTGCTCAAGTACGGGCCATGGTCGCCAAGGCTGTCGAGCGCTTCTTTGAGTTCTGCGAAGAGCTGCGTCTGGTCGCCATTGAGATAGGCTGGGCTGAATATGGCGGCAGTATTATTCGCGATCCCGACACTGGTGAGGTATGCGGCCGTACGCCTTGGGTGCCCCGTTCTGAGTTATGGCCTGGTCGGCCCGATAAGGCGCTGACCGAGAAGCAGGCCCATGCTGCGCTGCGCAAGGCTCAGGATGGTGACAAGCTATCGCCGATCGAGGGTCGCTTTGTGCGTCACGTCTGCCTGACCATGTGCGATCGGATGGCAGCATGAACCACACGACGGGTGCCCAACGCATCAACGCACGGCGCGACAAGATTTACGCGCAAAGGGACAAGCTCGCCGCCGCACAAGCAAAGCGTCTATCCGACGCAGCGCCGGAATATCTGCGGACGGCGCACGCCCTGCTTAATGCCCTGTACGCCGAGTACCCGGAAAAGTTGCCATTCTATTGCCGCGACGCCGCGCAAGAGCTGCTTGACGTTCTCGACAAGGTGAACGCATGAGCCGCAGTCCGGGCAAGGCACAATAGGCGAAGCCCGCAAGGCGCCAACCTCGCGAGCTTCTGACCGCAAGCGACGGAAAGGGTAAGCACGCTTGCGGCTGTTGATAGTGTACCGTTTAGATCGAAAGGGATGAATATGGAATCAATGCTTATCGTTACCGGCTGGGGGCTCGCGCTGGTATTTTGTGTGCTGTTTCTGGCGATGCGGTTTCAGCGTGACAACGCCATCGCCGCAGCGCATCGTGGGTGCGATTTGGCGAAAACAGCTACCGATGACCACGCCGACTTTGTGTGCTATGTCGAGACCGAACTCATGCCGCGGCTCCGCTCATGATCCGCCAATCGGAGAAGGTAACGCAAGCCCTGGCGCTGGTCGCTGGTGGAATGACGCCCTACGCTGCAGCAAGGCAGATGGGTATAGCCTTGAGTACTATTTATCGGGCACAGAGGCGTCAGCTAGGTAAATATATGGGACTTATATACATGACTCCCTACCGTTCGTCGGATAGTTTGCATATAGCTCCGTTAGGTACTTGACTCCCTCGATGAATTGGCCTATTCTCCAAGCATGAGCCAAGCAACCAAACCAGCCGTTCAAATGCAAGGAAAATGCATCTGCGAACGGCATGATGGCGGCTGGCTTGTGATGACACCCGATGGCGCCGTGCGCTGGGTGGCCGCAAAAGCGACCGCCGAGCGTCACTGCAAATCGTGGTTCTGGATTCACAATGACACCACCAAAATCGGGTGGGGAACAATCGAATGGAGAAAGTCATGAACCTCCCAAAATGCGAACGCGACCCGACGCTGCGCCACTTGGCAGGAACGGATGCAACGCTGGAATCGAACATCGTGCGCCGCCTCGGTTACAAGACCGAATTCCGCTATACCGTGTGGCAACAGGGCAGGAACATGGGAACCATCCACAAGGACGGTCGGCACTACTGGATAAAGCCCCGGGGCTACAACACAACCGACCACAATCCGCTGATCGAGCGGACGCTTTTGAACGCAGCGCGTACCTTGCTGGAATTGGCGTCATGAACGATCACCTAACCATCAGCACGTTCCAACTGTTCCAGATGTTTCCCGACGCGGAGTCGGCGCGGACGTACCTGGAATCGCGCCGCTGGCCGCAAGGGCCGCGCTGCCCGGTATGCGGCCTGACGGACCGGATCACCGTGCGCAAGGACGGTTACTACCGCTGCGGTCAGTGCAAAGAGGATTTCACGGTCCGTACCGGGACGATCTTCGAGCGCAGCCATGTCCCGCTGCACAAGTGGCTGTATGCCATGTACCTGCTCGTCACGGCGCGCAAGGGCATCAGCAGCCTGCAACTGTCGAAGGAAATCGGGATCACGCAAAAGTCCGCATGGTTCGTTCTCAGCCGCGTCCGCGAGGCGTTGGGCTCTGATCTGAAAGTGCTGCAAGGCATCGTCGAAGTGGACGAAACCTATATCGGCGGGAAGGAATCGGCCAAGCACGAAGGCAAGAAACTGAAAATGGGGCGCGGTGCCGTGGGAAAAGCCGCCGTCCTCGGCATGCGTGAGCGCGGCGGACGAACCGTCGCCATGCCGGTCGAGGACGTAGACACAGTCAACCTGCACCGCGCGATCCACGCGCATATCGAAGTCGGAAGCATGATCCACAGCGACGAGCACGCAGCCTATCGCGGCCTTGGCGGGTTGTTCTTTGGCCGCGAGACAGTCAACCACAGCGCTGGCGAATACAGCCGCAACGGCGTCCATGTCAACGGTATCGAGAGTGTTTGGGCGGTCATGAAGCGTGGCGTCCACGGCGTCTACCATCAAGTCAGCCCGAAGCACCTTGGCCGCTACGTCAACGAGTTCGCGTTCCGGCTGAACGAAGGCAACGTCAAGATTCGGACGCTGGCGCGGCTCGACGCCATGATCGCACTCGCTGGCAATCGCCGGATCACGTACAAGGAGTTGACGGCATGAGCTACCCGCTGACGAAGGTTTGCTTCGACCGTTGGCGGCACATGGAGTGGAAAGCCGTACTCGACGAAATGGCCGTGTTGTTCCATCTTGCCGTCCAGATCGACAAGGTAAAAGGCTTGCTCGACGCTGCCGTGGACAAGGTACTGGCGCACAAACCGAAGCCAAAATCGAAGCCCGCGCGCAAGCGCGCCCGTCGCGCGAAGAAGATCGCGCAGGCCGCTGATGTTTAAGGGGCGCGGGAGTCATGTATATAAGTCCCCTACATAACCACCAGCCCGAAACGTGGTGTTCGATTGGAATACAGGCCAACCTGCTGACGGATGATCGTCTTTTCGGTCATCAATTGATGTGTGGCATTAGCAAGCTCGCGTCTACTCAAGCCTTCGTTGAAATTGTACTGAATGATGAGTTTTGGGAGATAGTAGGGAGATGGTGCGGAGTCGCTGCCAAACACTCCCATGGCCGCAAGCTGTCCAATTGCGGTTGTCACTACTGCGCGGGCGTTGCCCTTGTTGATTGAATCTATCAGACCGCCTTCGGTTGGCTGTACGATGATGGTGTAAGTGCCGTCATCCCATACCATTTCGCACACATCGCGGCTGCTGTAGTTGACCTTGCGTTTGTAGAGCCAGCGCTTGTCGGTCGGACTGCTTTCATCATCGGTTTCCTCAAGTTGATTGGGTGGTTTATCGCCGAAATAGAGGCGAGCTCGGACCGCGTTTTCCCACGCAGTAGATCCAGAGTATTCGCTGCCCTTCGGTTTTGAGACATGTCCAATGAGCAGCATCGCCGCGTGTGTTGGCAGGCCGGCCCATGATAGCGCTGAGATGAATTCACGCACATGATGGCGGTCGTTCTCGTTGCCGCCGAACAGGCACGACAGGTTATCCAGCATGGCAACATCGGCGCGGTAGTCTCCGATCTGCTCACGTAATTCCTTGAGCATCGAGGTTCGAATCGGCTTGCCCATCATGATGTCAACCAGGCAGCACTCAACATCGCGTAGCGGCTGGATGATCAGGCGCTTGTCGAGGTCTGTGCGTCTTATGCCGGAATGTTCGCAAATCTTGATTTGTCGTCGAATAAGCTCGTTTTCGTCATCTTCGGCGGCCCAGATCAATACTGTTCTGGGAGTTTGAATGGAGGCAATGAAATGGTCTTTGGCGACTAGCGCGGTAGCCATTTGCTGGATCAGTACGCTCTTGCCAATGCCGCCCAGACCGGAGAGCAGGGTCACGTAGTCCATTCCCAGCCAATGGTCGATGGCCCATTCTCGTTCTGGTGGCGGTCCGCGCTCCTCGGAAGCGGGCCAGTCGATCGGCGTTCGCTGGTAGGCTATCGGCTCCTCGCGCGGCACCACGTCGAGCTTGGTCACGGATGCTAAAGCCTTCCGCTCCTCCTCCGATTCATCCCGATCGGCCAAGATCATTCCATCGGTTCTCGCAGACTGGTCAAAGCCCGCTCACGCGCCTCTGGCGTCAATTGCTGCAGCGCAAAATGGGCGGCGAATATGAGCGCTGAGTAAATCTCCTGGCGAAATCCAAGCCGGTCGTACTTATCAACCAGTACCATCAAATCATTAGTGATGGTGTCAGCTAGCGCCAAATTGATTGGCTTGTTGTCAGGATGCATCGCCAGGCCAATAAACCGTTACATGATCGGAAACGCCCACCAATCGCGCCAGGGGGAGCTCGAGGAGCTTTCGCGCCACTTCATGCATCCGATCCTGATTGCCGCCCAGCAACAGGCAATCCAAGCCGGCGGCGATGGAAAGATCAAGGTTTGCCAGGTCGCGATCGGGCGGGACCACGATTCGCCACTCAAACAGGTGGCGGCCGGCTTTCCAATCTATTGCGATGCACAATGAATTGGTGGGCGACTTTCCCTGCCGGCGCCTTTCGAGCAGTGCGCGCGCGTACGCGGGCAGTCGCAGCCCGCCGGTGGCGCTCACTCGGTCTCGACAGTTAGTTCGGCGTCGATGCCATATTTGCGCAGAGCGTCGACATCAACTTCGGCCTGTCGCAAGTTGGTTCCGTAGTGCTTGAACAGCTTCTTCTTGTCGTGGGCGGTGTTCCAGCAAAAGACGGTATGATAGGCGATTGCGGATTCCGATTCGGTATCCGCGTGGATTTGAGGCATGGGAAACTCCTAGATAGGTGGGCAGCGCCGCGGAAGGAGGAGTAACGCCCGGCGCCCGTCGCTGGGGATCAGCCGCGACGTTGCCCGTTATTTGTCTGTTTTCATGTTCAACATAATGAATTCATAACCAGCTTGCATGCGGTTGATGCGCCGGTCGGCTTCGTCCTGCTTCAGCTTTCCTTCCTTGACTAATTGCGGGAACGTGTCGCGGCGCATGGAGAGCTCGCGGCCTATCTCCTGCAGAATCTCAGTGCGGGTTGCCAGCGGGGTCATGGGCGTCGCAATCTGCCGCGGTAATACGCGACCAGATCGAGCGCAGCGCTCACGCTATCGACGGTATGCACCTTCCCATGCCATGCGCCGTGCCAAGTCTTCTGCGGGCCGGTAAGGGTGCGTCGCGACATGGCTTTGCTGCCGTCCTTGATCTCGAATAGCAGGTTGAAGCCACCGACGCCTACCAGCAGATCGGGAATCCCATGACCACACGCGGCAAGGCTCTGCACGCTGCAGCCGACTTGGCGTAGTACGTCGGCAATTTCGCCGTGGTTATCGTCAATCCGTGCTGCTAACCGCATGGCTAAAGTCCAAAAGAGTTCCCGGCGGAACTGTCTAGCCCGCCGGGAAATCGAATCCGCTGCGCAGTCAGCAGCGGCGATGCTCTTACGCCGTGACGCCAGGTCCGACGACCTCGATCGAACCTGCAACGGCCAAGCCGGGCGCGACACCGAGCGAGCCCTGCAACAGGTAGTTGCCGGGCGTGCCGAGCTTCGTCTGATCACCGAACGCCGCGGTGATGTTGATGGCGCCCACCTTGCCGGTCAGGGTCAGCGTCGCCCCTTGCGGATTGGCTGGATCCGGCGCCACCAGCGTTGCCAGGGTTGTGTCGTCGATCGCGAAAACCGGGATGCTGGTCTCGGTGGTCGTGTTGCCCTTGTCATCGACGAACTTGTCGACGCTGAGTTGAAACGGGCCGCCGTCTACTGTGGTGTTGCTCATAAAATTTCCTTTAAAAGAGATTTCAAATCCCGGGAACTTGATTCGCCACCCCCGGGTTTCCGACTCGATTCCAAGCAGCGAATCAAGTTTGCCTTCGACGCTTACGAACCCGGCAGCCAGAGCTTCCAGAATCCGCTTGCGTTCTTTCTTGAAACTAATGCATTTGCTGATGTTCATTCGGAGTCCTCGAATAACAATGAGTGGGTCGCGGCAAAACGACGAAACAAGATGTCTTGCGCGTGGGCCGTCTCGCGATCGACACAAACCTTTTCCTTGCCCACTATTTTCTTGTCCAAGATGTCCAACAACTTTGGGATGTCGTCGAGCCTCACGCCCTGCTCGCCATTGAGAACCTTGGTCGTCCACGATTCGCCCTTGTCCATAGCGGAATCAATGTATTCACGCTTTAGTTTCCCGATGGCTTCCCGAAGTCCTCTTGAGTTAGGGAGTGCCGTGGGAGGGGGGATCTGCGACAGTTCGGCCATGACCTACGCCCGCGCCCGTTTCTTGTCATCGGCAGATAGCCAGTCGGCTATGGCCTGGACGGTTGATGCCCTTGGGTCGCGGTCCTCGTGAACGAGACGCCAAATCGTGGAGTACCTGACTCCCGATTCCGAAGCGATGGTGAGCCAGCCGGGATTCTCGCGACGCTTGTTGAGCCCGCTGCGAACATTAGCGATAAGATCGTTTGCCATGGTCGACAGCGTATGCCTTTTGGCATAGTGCCGTCAAGCGCTACCGCATGCCCAAGTACATTGGCTTTACCAGTAGCGTCGGCGGGCATGGACCCAAAGGATCTTAAGCAAGTGCTGAAGGCCAACATCATTGCGTTATGCGAGCACCTTGGCGAAAATAATGGTGTGTGGCGTATGCACAAGGGCAAGTGGCGCGTAAATCAAGCTGGCCTGAGCGAGCGCATCTCGAAACAGGGAAAACGTGGCGAGAACTTGAATCAGAGCGAAATTTCACGGTTACTGACCGGCGACCGATTCGCTACACTAAATACTCTTGAAGCATTGGCGGCCGGACTGAGCGTTCCAGGCGCGGAGATCGAGGCATGGATGATGCTCGTATGGAACCTAGACCCATTGGACAGGCCCATCTTGACTAACCGCGCAGCCTTGGCGCGGACCTTTGGGGTAGAGCTCGGCGGCGGGTATGGCAAGCAGAAAACAAAAGCAGATAGCCAGCTTTTTAGCGACCCTGTTCATCGAGACAGCGCGGGCGTTCGCACCGCGACCAAAGCCAGAGTCGTCAAAGCCAAGCGCAAGCGCGCCCGTTAGTACGAAGCGCCGCAAACCGGCGCAACCTGACGCCCGCCGACAGCGGCGCAAATTGTAGTCCTCACCTTCTGTAGCCCCCGTTTGCAACAAATAGTTGCTGGTTTATGCACAAACCCATTGACAGGCTGTATGCCAACTGGCATAGTCCTTATGCGCTTAGGGCGCGGATACCGGAGCGGCAAATGAATCTCGTAATCGTAATCGCGCTGACGCTGTTCGATTCCATTGTTTGGATACGGGTGGGATTGGATCTGTTGCGGTCGGCGGCGACGTGAGCACAGCAACGAAGCGCCAGCCATCGCCAGAAATTGTTGCGCGGATGCGTGAGTACCGAGCCAATAAATGGCGTTGGCACGACGGGACTTGTCGCTTCTGCGGATACCTTGCTGGCGCTCGCCGCTGCTTGAAATATGGGACGCGGCACTACGCGTGCGCCGAGTGTGTCAACGGCATTCTGCTGCGTGCCGACCTCGCCGCGGCTGAGAAATTCGGCAAAGAAAAGATAACGATCAACCCGTATCCAGATTCAGCGCTTGCTCAGAAAATGGCACCGCAAGTGAGAGTGCTACCGGGCGAACGACCAGTCACGCGCGACTGCTATGGCGCACACACGATAAGTTGGGCTGGCGGCGCGACGCCGAAAAGGAAACCGGCGCCATGAACTCGCCACTAGGCGACATGCTATTCGAGCAAGGCGCGAAGCTAAATCGGGTAGCGGAGAAAGCGTACGAACGCGATCTCGATCCGCCCGATGGTCTCGGTGATCTCACAGATGCGGAAGTGAATGCCGTGCAGCGGATCGTGGAAATGCGCGCCGAGGACGAGATGCTTGAGGCCCGCGACAATTTCCGCGACTGGGTCAGTAGCAACAAACGAGTTTTGCAGGACTGGCAGCAATACCGCGTGGCGATGCTGTCGGAAGATGAACAACGCGAAATATTGGAGACGCTATGACGCCAGCAGAAGTCTTGGAGAAGGCCGCAGATGTGATCGACGAGCGCGGGCATTGCAAGGGCAAATTAATAGACAGCAGCGGTCGCGTCTGCATTACCGGAGCCATCTGTTTTGCAATAAACGGTTATGCCGGAGGCCGTCCTGTTGGGGGCATAACACAATATCTTCATGCTGTCATTGGACGCGATGTAATTTCGTGGAACGACGCTCCCGAGCGCACCGCCGCAGAAGTAACCAGCACCATGCGTGCCGTCGCTGCCGTCTTGCGAGCGCAGGAAGCCCAAGAGCCGGTGCGCGAGACGGAGACAGCGCTGTGAGGCTCGCCATTCTCTGCGCGCTGCTCCTCGTCGCCGGCTGTGATGACGATAATCCAACGATGAAAAGCCGGCTTGGGGATGGACAAGCGATGGTCGTTATGGACGAACAAGGGAATCGATACGTCGTAACGCATGCCGACAGCAAGATATACCACGTTGTTCCGATCGATTCGTCGTTCAGGGAGCGCGCCAAATGAGCGCTGTGAGCCTTCGCCAGATCTATCTCGATGCAGCTGAGTACGTGCGCAAGCATGGTCTGTCCGACGGCCAGGGTCGCGATGGCGGCCCACGTTGTTTCGCCGGTGCCATTAATAGCGCGATGCGCGGTCAGCCAATGCCTGCAGACGTTCCCGAATTGGCTGCCGTTATTAGTCGCAGCGCATTTATTCACCCTGTCCGCGACGGCTGGACTACGCGTGACGCCATTGCCGCCTTCGAGATTGCCGCTGATCTAGCGACGCCATGACCGCCAAGCTGACCCCTGCCGAAATCGCTCGCTGCATCCAAATCTACATGGGCGCGAAGCTCGGCGTGATGCCGGACACGCTCACGGTATGCCTGCACTGGCGCGGGCGCTATGCAACGGTGGAAACCGGCAAGGGTCATCCCGCAATGTCTGACGAAGATAAGCGAGCCATAGGCCAATGAAACCAGCCATACCAATCACGGACCCGCGATTTGTCTATACGCATTCGACGCATACGGACTTGCGGAAAAGCTTTGCGCGCATTCGCAAAGAGGCGGAGAAAGCCAAGCCGCAGACGCATGTGGTCATTGATTTGAAAAGGAAGCCGTGATGAACGCTGAAGTGAAACTGAAAAAGTTTGTGGTCATCCCGCGCGATGCGCTTGAGTGCTTGACCAATCGACACGGCACGCTTGACGAGGCTACTGGCGATGCGGAGGCGCGCTGTGCGGAAACCGGCATGACGACATTCGTAATCGAGTTGAAGGCTGTCGCTGCGCGAGCGGATAGGCCGGTAAAGGTACGGAAACTGTGAGTGCTGAGTACCGCGCATTGATGGCGCTCTCTCAACCGACGACGCAAAAACCGGGCGATATGTGGTTATGCCGAAGGCTTGGCATTGTGCGTGTAATGACCGCTCACAAGCGCGGGCAGGCGAAGCGCTCGCGGTTGACCTACTTCAGTCTTTATCACTTCGGGGAGCCGGGCTTGTATTTGCATCCGCAAGATTGGCGAGACAACGACGCCAATGGTTCCGTATTCGACCCCGATGGGCCACGCGAGGAAACATGGCAGTACATCGGCAATATTCTTGCGATGCTCCCATACGAATTGCTGGCCGGCGTGTCGTGGAAATGGTCATGACCATGCGCGACATTTGGCGCTTTCTACACCTTCGCTGGAGGTTTGCGCGTTGCAAGACACCGGAACAGCGCAGCCATGTACGCAGGAGTCATGCGCAGATTTACAGGACGCGAAAGAGCAAAACGTGAACGACGCAGCACAGCAGCCGCACGACCACGACCACGAACAGTGGCTCCAATACTTACACGAACAGGACACGCACATGAAACTCAATGACATGATCGAATCGACCTACCTCAAGCAAGAGGACGTGGACGGCGAAAAGCTAGTCACTGTCGCCAGCATGAAAAAGGTGAACATCGCGCGGGACGACGAGGATGCGCGGTACAAATGGACAATCAAGTTCGAGGAGTTCGCAAAGCCGATGGCGATGAATGTTACGAACTTGAAGCGCATGTTCCGGTTCCTGGGTGACGACAGCGACAACTGGATCGGCGGCAAGGTCATCGTGTACGCGGACCCGGACGTGGAATACAAGGGCGAGACTGTTGGCGGATTGCGGATCAAGGCCGCGCCGCGCGCAAAGAAGCCGCTGACCGAGGACGAAGCGAACCGCAAGCTGCGCGAAATGGAAGATGACTCAAGCGTGCCATTCTGATGATGACCGGCGACGAAAAGGCGTTCTGGCTCAACTCCAGATGCGGCAAGCTCACAGCTTCGCGCATGGCCGACGCTATGGACTTCCTGCGCGACGGCAAGACACCATCGGCACGGCGCGTGAAGCTGATGCAAGAGCTACTTGCGGAGCGGCTGACCGGTGACTCTATGCCGCACGTCGTCACTGATGCGATGGAACACGGGCTGGAATACGAGGACGAGGCTGTCGATATGTTCGTGGAGCTGACCGGCCGCGATGTGAAGATGAGCCGCTATTACGATCATCCGACCATCGAGAACTTTGGCGCCACGCCTGACCGAGAAGTGAACGATGGGCTGATGGAGGTCAAGTGTCCGAGCACGCCCAAGTTCATATGCTGGCGCTTGGCCGGCGTGGTGCCGGAGGAGCACAAGCCGCAGATGCTCGCCCAGCTCGCGTGCACCGGCAAGAAATGGTGTGGCTTCCTGGCCTACGACCCGCGCATTCGTGAAGTCAGCAAGCGGCTGTTCATGGCGAAGTTCGAGCCGAGCGCGGAGCAGATCGCGGCAGTCGAGAATGCGGCGCGGACATTCCTTGCCGAACTCGACGAGATGTTCTCACAGTTCGTCACAGCATGATCTCAATCTGGTGGGCATTCGCAGCCTTTCTAGCCGGCGGCATGTGCGGGGTTATCGGCATGGCGCTACTGCAATTTGCGGGCGCGTTGCCACGACCGAGAATCGACCTGCGGCAGAGCCATCCGCAAAGTCTGAGTCCGTGGCTTGATAGACCATCTGGCGCATGAGGGATGGAGTGAAACTTAAATTATCGGCATCAAAGAAAGTGGTCCGCACCGGATGCCTCGATGCGTGGTGGTACGAAAACAAACGGTCGATAGACGTGTACGTCGAAGCCTACGGCACGCGGCAGATCACGCATTGCCGCATACCACGTGCGGCGCTAGTCGATTACATTCGCCGGAGTCGGCCGTGAGCGACCAGCCCGACGCACTGGGACTGAGCGCTGCAATCGAATGGTTCAATGCTGAAGATCCGGCGAGTGGAAAGCTTTGCTATGAACTGTTGGGCCTGTCCACAAACGACCGGAAACGCTTTGCGCTTGTTCTCGCCGCCGCCCGCCTGGCAATTGGTACAGCACCGGAACACGAATTGATTGCGGAGTTGGACGCTCGGCTTGCCCACCTGCGGCGGTATTACCCGGTCGATGATGATGATGAAGCGTTACTCACCCGCTGCCGCACTGCATTCTCAGCCGATACAGGGCGATTCGATATGCTCGCGCACCTTCAACGGCAGCGTGAATGGAGCGAGCGCACATTCGGGCCGGGGGCGAGGACAAAGGGAGTGGTCGATCATATCCACAAGGAGTTGGCCGAAATCGAGGCGGCACCGGGCGACGTGTCGGAATGGATCGACGTTGTGATACTGGCGCTTGACGGCGCGTGGCGAGCCGGGTTCCAGCCGCAGCAAATCGTTGATGCCATCGCCGCCAAGCAAACGAAAAACGAGGGGCGGACGTGGCCCGACTGGCGCACGGCTCCGCTTGACCAAGCGATTGAGCATCATCGCGCCGCACCAGCCGATACAGCGCGAGAGCCGGTTGCGTGGCTTGATCGTAAAAGCGGCTTGGCGACTGCCGATCCGACGACGAAGGATCGCTACCCGGATGGCGATTATCAGCCTTTGTACGCCGCCCCAGCCGATACAGCGGTACGGGATGCGCCCCCAAGAGAGCCGACAAACGGAATGCTTAACGCTGGACTAAGCGCATGGGAGCGCAGTTATCCGGGTTTCAGCATTGATCGTCTCGGTGATATTTGGACCGCCATGTTCGACGCTTATCTTGCCCCTCCATCAGCGCCGCCTCGGGAGAGCGTGGAGCCGCCAATATGTACAGAGTGTGATGCGATAGTCGGCCATAGTGCGGCCTGTTCTAAAAGTGGCGAGCCATGACCGACAATAACTGCCGCGTGGGCAAGCCTTGTGGCGGATGTCTGATGCTGGTCGGAGTAACCATGCGTTGCGTTCAAATCCTTACGGCGCTGCCGCGCTCTGAAAGTGAGATATGAAATACACGATGACAACGCCGTGCGATGCCTGCCCGTTCTTGAAGGGGAGCGGATTCACTTGGCGCAGTTTGAATGCTCACGCATCCGGTGAGTTCGGTTGCCACAAGGCATGCAAACTTAGCGACGATGACGAAGGAACCTACGTTCCGTTAGACAAGACGCCGCACTGCGCGGGCGCGTTGATCTTCCTTGAAAAGCAGGACCGGCCGCATCAGATGATGCGGATTTGCGAACGGATTGGAATGTATGACCGGGCAAAACTTAACATGGCCGCGCCGGTTGCGGCATCGCCAAAGGATTGCCGCCGAGAATCGAAGCGCGACCGCGAAATGAGAGCCGAGCCTTTAGAGACTCAACAGATCAATAGAGCGCTGGCAACGCGAGCGAAATAAGCATGAATCTCATATCGGGGTGCTTGATGGCGAAGAAGCGAGCGGGGTGAGGCTAGCGCTCATTCCGATGGATCGTGACGGCGCGAACGAGTACGTGCGCTCGCACCATCGGCATAGCAAGCCGGTGCAGGGCTACAAGTTTGCGGTTGCGGCGTGCAACGGGGAGTTGTGCGGCGTCGGTATTGCTGGGCGTCCTGTCGCGCGAGCCTTGGACGATGGCAGCACAATCGAAATTCTCCGCGTATGCACCGACGGAACGCGCAACGCATGCAGCCTGCTCTACGGCGCGCTCTGCCGAGCTGCGGCGAACCTTGGTTATCGGCTCGCAGTGACCTACACGCGAGAGTCGGAGAGCGGATCGAGTCTACGCGCCGCCGGATTCTCGCCGGTAGCCAACGTCAAGGATAGGCAATGGGACACCCCGTCGAGGCCGCGCGAGGATCGAGAACTCATTGGCGACAAGATCCGATGGCAGCGGAAACTATCCCCATGACCCCGCCCCGGATCGATGCCGAACAGAGGATAAGAGCGATGAGCGCACCAAGGGAGATTTGACCTGTAGCTTCGATGAACACGCTGCCGCACCCTTAGAGGAACCCATGAATCAAACGCGGAAATGTCCAGTTTGCGGGAAGTGGTATGAGGTTTTGCATTACACGACTGCCGATCAGAGTATTTGCGCGCGATGTCTAGCGCGGCGCAACGATGCGGTCAGCGCTCCATACACGCCTGAGCAGACGCGGCGAAGCGATGACGAATTCGGAAGCGGGATGCCACCTATCGACTTTACGCCATCGTCGCCCCCGGAGCCGTTTAGCGGCGGTGGCGGCGAATTTGGCGGTGGCGGCGCGTCTGGATCATGGGACAGCGGATCGTCTGATAGCTCGTCATCTAGTAGCAGCGACAGCGGATCATCGAGCAGCGATTCCGGCTCGTCCTCAAGCTCTGAATGACGGTAACTAGCGAGCATGCCGTTTGAGACTCAACGGTAAATATGGCACCTGTAACTCCGACTGGATGACCATGCATTTTTTCGATGCCGAAGGGGGGATGGGGTGTTCCTGACCGCCGAAGAATTACGAGAGCTGACCGGACGGGCGCATCCGTCGCGCCAGATTGCGTACCTCAAAGCCCATCGTATTCGGCATTACGTCAACGCTGCGGGGCGTCCTGTGGTCGCTGCCGCGTGGCTCGGTCTAGGCGGGCAGACGGAAGCCCCCGTGCACCCTAACTTTGACGGCGTGAAGGCGTAACATGCGCACGATGGGGCGCCGACGCCAGCACGACCACCACTTGCCGCCCCTGATGCTCGAGCGCGCGGGCCGCTATTACTACGGCCGGAATCACGAGGCGCTAGGACCGGACTTCCCCGCGGCGCTCAGGAAGTACGCCGAACTCCACGGCGCGACATTCGAAGCACAAACCTTCGCCGAGGTCGCCGCTGAATACCTCAGATCCGGCACCAAGCACCTTGCCCCTAAAACAGTGAGGGAATATGAAAGGCAAATGCCGATCCTCGTGCGGGTGTTTGGCACATGCAAACTTGCCGGAATCCGGCCAGTACACGTCCGTCAATACCTTACCAAGCGGGAGAATAGTGTTTCAGCTACACGCGAGAAGGCACTGTTATCTGGTGTCTTTTCCTTCGCAAGAAACGTTGGACTCTTTGACGGCCCAAACCCGTGCGGGGGCATCAAAGGGAAAAAAGCACATCGTCGGCGTTACGTCACTGATGGGGAGTTCAACGCGACGCTGGGGTGTTGTGATTCCACCACTAGAGACTTCCTCGAGCTCTGCTACCTGACCGGCCAACGGCCCAGCGACGTGCTCAAGATGCGCCGCACGGACATTCAGGACGGGGCGCTATGGGTCACTCAAGCAAAGACAGGGGCCAAGGTCAGGATAACGATTGTCGGCCCGCTGGAGGCCGTTTTAGCCCGGTCCTATCCCGTTGGAAGTTTGTACCTCGTTCGCGACGAGCGGGGCCAGCGCATGAATCTCCAGGCAATCCGCAAACGCTTCTGGAAAGCTCGCAAGGCAGCCGGGCAGGATTGGCGCATTCAGGACTTGCGGCCGAAAGCAGCAAGCGACATGGCGACGTCACAGAAGGCACAAGCTCTGCTCGGGCACTCCGCGGCGAGCACCACGGACGGCTATATCCGGCAACGCATCGGACAGCTTGTGGAACCTGTTTTGCGGGAAACGGCTGCAATTGCGGGAAAGCAGAAAAAGTGAAATGGCCGGAGAATGGCGGAGAGAGTGGGATTCGAACCCACGATACGTTGCCGTATACCTGATTTCGAGTCAGCCATCACTGCTTTGATTCTTAAATAGAATACGCCAAATCGCTCCCGCAAAAGATTTGAGATAATGCAACTTGCTCCACGGGAAACCGTCGGAATTGCGGGAGGGAGGGATGCCATGAACCCAACACCAGCACGGAAAGCGAGCGAGTCGATGGCCAGCGTAATCTATGACGAAGGTTTCGCCGCCGGGTTCCGCGCCGGGATCGAGCGAGCGGCGAAGGCATGCGAGAACCTTAATGCAGTCGGAGAGGAGCTTGGCCGCTGGGATTATATTGCTGCTGTCCGAGCACTACTCTATGAGCCTCAGGAGCCGCCGAAATGACTACTTCGCAGCTAGTGACAGTCGAGTTAAGGTACGAATCGGGAACTATGCCAATCCTGCGCCACGCGCATAATTTCCTCTATGCGATCGGGCTGACTTTCAGCGTTAAGGACGGAGTCGCGCGCATCTTCGTGCCGGGCTATGACTTCATCATTGTGCCGGACGGTGAAACTGTCGGCCTAACCATCGCCCGAGGGGACCCGCCAAAATAGCGCGGAGACCGTAGCCCCCGCGCAAGAGCGCCAGCAGGAGGAGCTGGCGCTGTGCTTAACTTTTGGAGATTAGACCTGTGGCTTCGACTGAAGCGCTACCGCGACCCGAAATCGAAGCCATGACGCCAACAGAAGATTCTGAGTCGGTACTGTTGCAGCATAAACGAGCGGCAAAGCTGATGCTCGGCGGCCTTGCGACGGAGTATCCGAAAGCCATCGTTAGTGACAGGCTGACACTCTGGGCTGCCGCAGCACACGCCATCATCGATTGGATGGCCCTCGCAAAACCATACGATGAAGCACCGACAGTAACTGAGTCCGAGCCTGTTAGAGACTATCCGCGACCGCCTTAGCCGTTACAGTCCGTCAAAGACAGTTTTGGTCTCTGCAAGCTGTCCCGCGTTGAACGGTTGAACAAATACCGCCCCTTGGGCTTGCAGATTGGCAATGGCCGTCTCGGGCGCGATTCCGGAAACAACAACCTGAGCCACCCCTGCGTTCCACGTCTGATCGGCGAGGTAGTTGGCAGCGTAGTAGCGTCCGAACGCAGCTTGATCGCCAGCGAGCCGCATGGCAGCAGCTTGGGCCGCGGTCCGCTTTTCCTGCGAGATTCCGCCCAGATCGCCGATCACGATCAGGCGGCCGATGCCGGTGTACGGCCAGGGTGTGATGTCTGACGCGGTCGGCGCGACGGCTGGAGCGCTGTCGATGTAGTAGCCCTGCCCCTTGCTGCCGATAGCGAGCCAGAGAGTACCGGGGCGGCCGTCCTGATTCGCGCTGCGCGGAGGCCATCCTCCGGGCGGCGGCTGATACAGAATCCCGGCGATGATCTGATCCTGCTCGCTGGTATAGCCGGGCGGGGCCGGGGGCGCAGGAGGAGGAGGTGCAGGCTTCGGCCCGGGCGGAGGTGGGGGCGGCTGACCCTGCGTTGAGGCTGCAATAGCGTCATACAGCTCGGTCAGCGTGGCTTCGGATAGGGCAATAGTTCTCATGGTTTCATCCAGGATGGGCGGGCGAGTTTAGTTACAGGCTGCACGGCGACGACATGATCTGCCGCGACGACATTGGTTGTGGGCACGATCACCGCTCCCGCCGGCGCATGACCGTGCTCGAACATATGCGCGAGCTTCGCCTTCAGACCGTGAGCAATGGCGAATTGCCAAACATTGACCCCCAGCGATACGCAGAGAGCGATTAGCAGATAGTTCAAATCCAGCGAGACTAGCCATGCGCTCATGGTTTCTTGCTCCAAAGTGTTTTGATCCACGCCACGATAGGCGCAGTCCAGCCGGGATTCTTGCCGGTGATCCAGCCAAGCAGGAAGCCGATTGCGCCGCCGATCAGGAGCAGGCAAATGGCACCGAGGAAGGTCATGCGGGCTCCGTCCGTCCGTAAGCGATGGCCCGAAGCGCGGCTATCTCTTGGCTCCAGTTTTCGCCGGTGTATGGCCGGCCGTGGATCTGCACCATCAAAAACGCATTGTTCAGCGCTGGCTCAAGGCGGTCATACTTTTCGACGAAATCGCGTATCGCTTTGACAAGCTGCGAATTGGTCACGGCTTCGGCTCCTCTGCGGCACAGCCCAAAAGGGCAGCGTTGGCCTTGATCTTGTAATCATCGAGCGCGAGCAGATCGGCCTTCGTCTGGTAGTAGCGCTGCAACGGCGTACCGTTCGGATCAATCGTATTCGGTGGCAGCGGCGGCATTTCCTTGCACTTGTCGGCCGGGTTTGCGCCTACGCACCCCCCGATGGGTTTCACGCATCGCACCGGAACAGGATCGTGCACTGGCGGCAGCGATGTAACGGAGCTGACCAGTTTCGGCTCGGGCTTCAAGGCGGTTGTGCCGCAGGCGGTGAGCAGGGCTATAATGATGACGCAGGTGTGGACCGTCTTTAGCGGCGGCAAACCGTTCCTGCTTTGAGCGGCAGCGCGGAAAGCTAGACGTGCGTTGGAAGTGGCTAACGCATCCCCACCATAGGTTGCGAGTCGGCCGACGGATGCCACAGACGATGGGAATTTGCCCACAGCCGGAGTAGCGCCCGGCCCGCTCATTCGAGGTCTCGCAGGACAATGCGCCCGCAACGAATACACCTGCGCCATTGCCTCATACGGCCTTTGGTTAAGTCCCACTTGCTCCACTTATGCGTAATCCAGCACTGGTCTGCGACCTCTCGCGGAGGCGGCGGCATAGAATGCGACACAAGCTTTAATATCTTGCCCATTGTCTACTTTCCAACCCTCACCGCATCGACCGGAAACAATATCGCCCGCTGCGCTGCAAACTGTTTGCTGTCGGCGTCGATCTCGGCCAAGGTCTGCTCGCAGGTCATGACCGTTGCAGGTCTTCCAGCCTTCGCCCGCGCATCCTTCTGCGCTGCGGAGAGTTGCACCAGCGTCGATTGAGCAGCATTCAGGTTGTTCTGCGCGACGGTCGCAGCACGTTCGGCTAATCCCTTCCACGCCAGCACGTTCGAGCTCTGTTCGTCGCGCTCCTTCTTGATAGGTTCTATGCTGGCTTGTAGAGACACATTGTCAGCCAAGCACGTTGCCGTATTAGCTTGCGCTGCGCTAATTGCAGCCTCATCTTTAGCTTTTTGCGCTACTGCTATACCGTGATCGTGTACCGCAACGAATCCCGCTAGGCTCGCAAGGAGCACTAGAATGGCGATGCCGCCGATCATCCAGCTTGTCATGGCGCTGTCGTCGCGCTCCAGCCGCTGCCGGTCCAGAGATACCAGTTGCCGCTGCTGTTCTTGACCTTGATCTGCCCCGCCTTGAGACTGATGACGACGCCCTGACCTAAGGCGGCGGACACGCCATTACGCATGATCCAGTAGCCATACATCGAAGCGCCGGCCAGCGACCACACCGCCCCGCTCGGATCGGTGAGCGTTGAGCCATCCCGCGGAACCTGTATCTCCGGCACTGGCGCGCTCGCTACGTCGGGCACAAGCTGATTCCACAACGCCTTGCCTGCGTCGATCTGCGCTTGCGTGACGCTGCCGAGGGTCAGTCCATTCCCCGCGGCTTTGATATTGTCGATCAGCATTTGAGTGTTTCCTGTTGGCGTTGGAATAGACGGCGGCGGCACGACAGGCCCGAAACCATACGCCGGATAGATCGTCGGATACGAGGTCGGGCCGGTGAAACTGACGCTGCGTACAACCCTATACGGCGTTAACTCAGCATAGCTATAATGAAACGGAATCGGGCTCGCGCTGCGAGAGTCAGGTCCTAACCAGCCAGTGCTGTCGTATCCCCACACACAAAGCTCGTGCCCTGGTGGCGGGGCGTAGTTCATCGAGCACATGACCGGATGCCCTGCCGCAATCTCGGTCTTCATTTGCAGAATCAAGTCACTTGGCTGGAAAACCATACTCCCGTTTTGCGGGACCCAGATGCCGCCCTGTATGTCTCCGTATTCGAGGATCTTGTGATTGGGCGCGTCGGCAAATGC